TGCGATCGCGTTAGCTAAGTTTTTCATAGTGCTTTTAGTGAGGAAATTTCCTCATTTGTGGTAAAATGCCACGTATATTGTGTAAGTTTGCATCTCCACAATATCAAATTCCTCCTTGTCTGTCAAGGGGGAATTTTGTTTTTGCGGTCTAATTATTTTCGTAATTACTGACATAAATTAATCGCTTCAAGTCCCACTGGTTATAGTTTTCGCTTCATAGTTGCAGGCACTCTGTTTGTTTGCTTTCAAAAATCATTTGATAGAGTTTTTCTAATGCGATTGTTTGATGCCACTCTCTTACCCGTCCCCTGGATCGAGATTGCCACCGGCAACCGTCAGGCGTGGTTAAGGGATTCATGTGATCGCTTCAGACTCTTTTCTTGGATCCCCCGGTTAAATCTGTTATCGGTTTTGAGGGAATTTGCGAAAAATGGTTATTTCAGGCTCTATTGTAAAGAAATATTACGAAGTGGGTGTAAAGTGGGTGTAAGGTGATAGGGTAAAGGAGTAGTTAAAAACTCAATGAGAAAAATGAACGAACGAAAATGATTTTAAGTTCTGAAATTGAAAAAATAATAAGTGCCTGGTTGTTTGGCGACTCAGAAAAAGCTATTTCTCTTACGGAGCTATATCGCAAAAATCATCAGAAGAAGTGCTTGAAGTGCGAAAAAGTATTGGCCAAACAAGCCAAATATCCTTATTGTACATTTCACAGAGAATACAATCCGATTAGACTTAAATCGAGGAAAAAATGAACAACGATTTAAAGGCATTGATACATATTAGAAAGCAACGGAAAACCGCTTAACAGCACGAAGAAAGCAATTTACTGAGACGTTAAATTAAGGAGAAAAACATGACTAGCTTAAATTTTCGATGTGCTTCAACTGATGGCTATGGCGATAGAGATGACATTGCCTTGGAACGTGATCGGATGTGGGATAATCGTCAGTAAAATCCTGATTGGCGCGATACCGTTTCCTACGATTGGGGCGAAGAAGGTAAATCTACACACATATATGAAATTGTGAAATAAATGATTCTTAATGATACTATGCGTGTATTGTGGTACAAAAACGACGTTTTTTTTCCTGAAAAAATGATTATGGCGATGATTATTCAATATTTGATGCTGTTAATGAAGCTTGTATTGATTTAGGTTTGAGTGACGATGATTACAGTCCAGGAATGAACATTAACGGTTACGAAGTGGATATTTATTTACAGTAACCACAGGTTGGTTTAGCGATCGCGCATATTGGATGCCCTCAGCCGGAGTCGGAGCCGGGCGATCGTATTCCCAAACAGGGAAACATAAATCAAATTAAGTGGAGTGATATCATGGAATTTAAAAACGTTCAGATTGAGGGAAAAGGCAAAGTATTACTTCAGGTCGTCGAAGATTCAGACTCTTGCTCTCGGTGGGGATTTTACCTCACTGACGGCATAAACTGTTGGGATGGAGGCTTTGGAATTGCCTCAAACAAAACAATTGTGGCCACAAAGCGCACAAGCAAAATAATAGAAACAACAAAGTTCGGTCTGGAAGAAGGACACCTTCTTCCAGACCTAGATAAGTACAAGATGTGTTCAATTTACAGATAATTTACAGATAGAGTGTAAAAAAAAGCCCCCAGGTAATCTGGGGGCTTTTTTTACAGCAACTCAAAAGAATTTTTCTGCTTTTCTATCGCATCTGGCGGCACGTCGTGACAATTCCCGTAATTCCCATCGGTGGTTAGCACCGAAACACGGCTTTAAGTATTCCACTTTGCGAAAAGTGGGGTCATGCCGCGTCACGGTCTGGGATGTATTCGATCAAATCATTAGGGGTTATCAGAACCGACGGATCACGCTCCCTTGCCATCAGGGTTAAGTGTCTGCATAGCGCCCCAAGTCTGTCACCGTCGATCCGTGGCATATCGTCACGATTTTTCATATTTGATAGTGACTGAGCGGAAATGCCTACCTTTTCCGCCAAGTAATCAACCCTGATAAAGTATCTAGCCATGATCTCATTTAAACGCCACCGTACCTTACCCATACTTATAATTTGCGCCATAGCGTAACCTCAGTATCAGTTTATCATGTCTATTGTACTCTGTCTTATGATAGATTGCATTAAGTTTTATCCAAATCAAGTCATTTTATTTATTCTTCAAAATAGGTTGCATCAAGTCAATGCCGTGCTATAATACAAAGCATGGCAAGCAAAAACAAGCCTCACCGAGAATGGTTGAGACTGACCCTTATGGTCACGTTGATGCAACCCCATAAACCCCAAAAACGTTAAAACCCGCATCAGCGCAAAAACTTTCGACGGTTTCGCTGACACGGGCATACCTGTACCTAGAAGGTTCATTACCTGTGAATATAACACAGTTTGATGTCGATTGCATCATCCGCCGATTAAAGGATGATGCCCCGGACTTCTTAGAGGCGCTTTCGGATGCTGACCACTACTTGCGGGTAGCGCTAGACCTGTTATCGCGCCATGACCAAAATACAATTCGTGAATTGGTAGGCGCAAGCGATACGGTTTACGAAATTTTGGGTTTAGTTCAAGAATCTCTAGATGACGACGACGCGGATGACGATGACGCGGACGTGGCTCTACAAGAAGCTTACGACATCATCGCTGGTGACGACATTGATCCGACTGACGAACAACAACTGGCAGATGAATTGATGCGGGGGTGGAAATAATGAGAACCTTTACCCATGACGGCATCACCTATCGGTTAGACCGCTCTCAGGCTCTCGTTTTTGAAGCCCGTAAGCAACTTCTTTACCAAGTTTGAAGCGCACCCACGGGGCGCGGAAACGGCGGCGCTAATTCTGACCTTAGAGCAATCTTTCACCGAATTCTTACGGTCTGAATCTGACCAACAAGTTATCAGCACGGTGGCTGCAATCGCAGCCAAAGAACTAGCGTAAAACCCCTACGCCCCATAGCTTTCGGGCTATGGGGGGTACTTCATTTATCAGTGAGGAACCTATGAAACGACTATACGCAACGCTAACCATCCGCCAACTCAAGGCAAAAATCTCTCACCTTAGCCGAACTGCCTTCAAAATCACCCGACGGTTTTTCCGGTCGTTGGGTTTTGACAAGCGCGATTGGTCAAGGCTAACTAAGGCTCAAATCATCAAAGTTTTAGATTTTTACTATACCAATGTCATGCCAGTTCCTTACAACAAAGAAACCAGAAAACTGATTGAGTTAGGTTTCGAGCCTAACCCAGAATGCCTTAGATTTCCTGAATCTGAGGAAATTATGATGACCGTTTATGGGTGGGATGTAACCATTAGCGGCGGCGATTTATGCCTCTTTAAGGGGGGGCTATGGGTTGTTTTCGAGCCGGATGGCGGGTGCGATTATGATGCCTTGATAGCTGAGATAAAGAAAGTTTTCAAGGAAATGACGAAAGGCTTTAAACCCATCCAATTATCGTTATTTTAGGAGCAAAACAATGAATACATTTGATAGCGATAAAGCATTTGCCGTTTATACTTCTTTAGTTAAGGCTTATTACGCACATTCTCTAAATCACAAGCTACCTCTAAAGCCTGATTGCTACAAAGACTTTGCTAAAGAAGCTATTCATGCAGCGATGGTCTTTGAAGCAACTTGTAACGACACTTTTCAAGAAATGTATGGGGTGAAAAAATGAACGCTGAATTTGGCGATATGGTCTACGAACTCAAGGAAACCTTAGAGCGATATCGATCAGCCGGGTTGTTAATTCATCACTCTAACAAGGACAAAGAACAAACCGGCTTAGGCTGCGTTCGGGGCAATACTTCGATCGTTGGGGCCGTTTGGGGTGCTTGGCAACTGGACTATCAAAAAACATCCAACCAGAAAGAAAAAGCCACTTACAACCCTAGCGATCCAAAAAGATCCTTAACGGTTAGCGCCCGCGATGTACAGGGGCAAGCATTAGACTTGGAACTTGACCTCGAACAAAACAGCTTTAAGCGACTGGAATCGGAGGGCGATCGCGAAACCAAGTCTCAAGCAGATCAAGTTCTTGATTTACTGCATAAGCACCCCTATGGCCTAAACGGAAAAGCGATCGCCACGATGACTGGGATTAAATCGGTTTATGGGGTTCTCAGTCGGTTACTTAACCGTCGGTTAATCAGCGGGTTTTCGGCGCCAGATGATCGCCGCCGAATGGTCTACAAAATCAGCGGGGGCACTCCCCCCCCCCTCTGTGTGCAGCAATTTTGAAGCTAATTCAGAGGGTAAAATCCCTGAAAACCAGTCACCGTATGGAGAAAAAATAGATCACAAATTAGATCACAAGCAATTATTTAGTGAGACAAATTCGGAGAGTCAAATCGCCGAAACCCCGTCACCGTATGGGAAAAAATTAGATCACAAATTAGATCACAAATTAGATCACAGTCCAGACAAAAAAATAGATCACAGTTCGGATGAAACAAACCATCGGCCAAAAACCATACTTCAGGAAACTGCCACTTATACCCCTATGGCAGCGCAAGCCGGATATGGCCGGTGGAAGCGAATGGGGAACCTCTATGAAATCGATTTTGATCCAAATACAACCGCTTGGCTGTGTCTAGCGGACGGTCAATTCTATGCCTGGGCCGACATACCCCCCGGTGCAACAGAATCCACCTGTTACATTCCTATTGATCGCATCCCAGCGGATTATATGGATGACTGGACTAAATGGATAGAGAAACCTAATTTCAAACCTTTTTTGTGATACATAGCCCGTTGGCATCACTCTGACGCCAACACCTAACCCGGTCAAAGTGACAAAGCGCCAAATACAGGTATCTGTAATGACGCTTTGTCACTTTGTTATGTCTTTATGTGATATTTACTAGCTACGTTTTAGTTACAAAGATTGCTGCAACAATGCTGTCTAGTGACGCCAAAATTAGCTTAAAATCAGCTTGAAATCAGTCTCTTTGGAACTAATTAGTTAGCTTTACTCTATATTGAATTGAGCCGCAGTTACCTTAAAAGCGCCTTTGCCTGATTGCCCACTTAAATATAGCCATTTACGCTTATTTGGGAAATCATAAGTCCACCGGGCGGATGAATAAGTTGGTTCATCTAATTCAATTTCTACATCATCTCCGTAATTGTCTTTTAAAAATTCTTTAGCTAATTTTAAAAAAACATCTTTGTCAAGATGTCCTTTACAAAAGATAAATTGTTCGCCATCGTCATTAAGAATTTCGCTAATGTCTGTTATTTTCGCGTTCATAGCACGATTGTCGAATATGGAACACATCAAGAGGCATTTTCAATAATTGTAATACTTCTTGAAAAAATTGACAATCAATTAAATATTTTGTTATAATAAAAATTCATTGGTGCCGTAAACGTTAAGACATGAGCCTTAATTTTGTTCTTCCACAGAATAGTCGCTGGATGCTCGGTGATTTAGATATCACCGAAATTGTTGTTGATTTTTCAGTGCGTCATCCCATTGCTGAAATCACAACTCCTTTGATCTGGAAAGGGACGCTTAATGTTGCTCAAAAAGAAGGGGAGCCATTTAAAGAAAGTTTAAGTGAGCTAGAAAATCCTTCGCGGTGGGAAAGATGCCAGCAGCCGCTAGAAGTTTATTTTGGTAATATTAAATTTTTAACTTTAGAAATTGACTCTTATTTTTATGACGAAGATACCGGGCGCGGTACGGCGGAGGTGACAGATAAGCTGGGCTTGCTAGACTGGCGATCGCCCGCTGACGAAATAGAGGGGGTGAAAGTCGGAAAAGACAATGACTGGTGGGAAGTAGTGAAGCTTGCTTTGATTCAAGCAGGAAAAAACCCAGAGTCAGGGGCGGAGTACCTAACAAAGGCGGATATTGCTTTTGAGTCAAGCTATACACCGGAGGGAAGTTACGCTGTACCCTTGGTCAAGGTGAATGGGTCCTACATTAAATTTGCCCAAGCGGTAGCAGGCGCTCACGGCCATTGGTTATGGTGCGATCGCGACGGGAAAATCCGATTGGCCAAATATCCGCTTAATCCCACTAGCGCGATCGCCTCACTGTCTAGAAGTCGCGTAGCCAAATATGAAAGAGAAGGCAGTCCAGAGCGGCCCTACGAACGAATTATTGTCACCGGGACAAAAGACGAAGTTGCAGACTGCGGAGATCGCGATGGTGGTGAGACAATTGAAACCTGGGGCTACATCGGCGAAAGCAATGTTGTGATTAGAAGAGAAACGATTAGTCCGGTTGACAGGAAGATAGATAAGGATGTTGTCACCAGAGTAGTCCAGCGAGCCCTCGGAGACATAATGCCCGACAATAAAAAATATCAAGGTAGCACACGATTAATTACCGAATCTAACGAAACAGAAACATGGTATTACGATCGAGAAAATCGTTTATACAAAAGAACAATTACCAGAAAAAAAGCACTCTGTTCAATGTTCCCTTCAAATTTTCCCGACGACTTCTCTCTTAAAGGATCTGAACAGGAAATCGAAGAATTTATTTTTAAAAGCAGGGGGATTAGAGCGGCTTTTGATTTCTCGTTATTAAATGGCAAGAAAAGTTCGGAAAACGATGCTGGTAGCAAGTGTCGAGAAAAAAAATTAAAAATTGAAAATGATGACAATGTAATTAAGCAAAAGATTTTAACAAAATATTCTCAATTTCTTTTTGCCCAAGGCACTTCGACTCAGGGGGTAAGACAAATTACACCTCTTATGATTAGAGAAGAAATCAACGAAACATGGAGCAAAAAAACGCCAGGTGGCGGAACCCGTGCTGCCGGTGCGTCAAGGAAAAAATTGGCTGAATGTGATCGCTGGAAGTACAGGCGAACAGTCAAGCGTAGAGATACAATCCGAAAAGAATCTTCTTTTAATGTTTCGGAAAAACCAGAGTGGGAATATGGGGTCGTCCCCAACGAAGACCCCGAAGGCAGTACATTTACGATAGGAGAAGTTCCTGTAGAAGAGAAACCCAAGGAACCCATTGTCACCGTCAAACCTGGTGACTTAGCGCTAATTGAAATCACCACGCAAGAAGATTCCAGACCCCCCGCACCAACATACCGCGAGGCGGAAACTCCTACTGGAACAGTAACATTTTGTGGTGAGGATGTTTTTGAGTTGCCCTACGATAGTTGCGCCGAAAAAACTCAAGAACAGAATGTAGACTGGTTGACCACTCAAGAAAATGCTCAGTTAATGGCGCAATTAATTGGCAAAATTCAGTGGCACCGCCGCTATGCTCGAAGCGTTAGCCATCCCATTTATTATCCTTGGTTTTTAGAAGAATGGGAGCCTTTTGTTTCCGTAAATATCAAGGATGGCCATTACATTTGCGATGGTTTAGTGGTTTCTTGTGTTCGTTCTTCCGTGAACGAAGCTGAATTTGCCTGGACTGGCAATTATGTGGGCAAAAATGACAGGGAAATCAAAGACCCGGTATTTAGACAGATTCAATATCCAGCCGCCAAGTGCGGGAATTTTCAGATCATCCGAAACAATCCCGGCGGGTATTCCTTGACTTACGCGGGGAGCATACCGCCATTTCCTCTCCCTGGAGAGGCGATCGTGACTGGATTGCCTGCCGGTATGAATTTTTCTAACGGTGTAATTTCTGGTCATCCTGCAACGCCTGGAATTTATAGTGGAAGTATTCAACTTAAAAATATTTTTTATCCGATTGACATATTTTCTACTCCCGCTGTAAACCCAAGAACTACTTATCAGTCAATTGGAACGAGTTACACTTTATCGGGAACCAACAATAACAACTTAAATCAAATTCCTGCTGGCTCGACCGTAACAGGATTGCCAGAAGGAATTACTTACAATCCTTCAACCGGCAGGTTTGAAGGCAGTCCGATCACTACTGGCACTCATACGATTACAGCCAGCATTAACGGGCAAGACTACGATTTTGCCCTTGTTGCCACGGAAAATACGGGTACATATCAGCCAACGTCTTATTTAGTTGGCGCACCACAAAATGTATTTTTTGATCCTGTTACCGGCACAATTTCTGGTGATGCTGGTTCATCAACTTCTTTTGTTGTCGCGACACAAAACAGCAATGGGACTATCACTTATTCAACCGTAGAGGCAGTGAATGACGGAGCGGCATTCACTGCCTCTGCCGTAGTGTCAGGATTGCCACCCAACGTTATGTTTGATCCGATTACGCAAACTTTATCAGGACAAGTCTCCCCTGGCACCACTTACACTTTTACTGTCCAGCAACCTACCCCCACGGGAATTACTTCTGCCACTTATTCGATTGCCGCCGCTTCACCCCCTCCGCCACCCCCGCCAACAATCCAGGATTTTATAGTGGATGAAGGGTATTATATTACATTATATTTACAAGGCATTCAATCAGCCACGGGATTGCCCTCTGGCATAGCCTTAAATCAAGAATTTTTACAAGGGCGACCACTATCTTCTGGAACATTTCCTGTTACAGCAACAATTCTTTCTCAGGGAGTCCAACATATTGTCAATTTTGATATTATCGTAACAGCCAAGCCAGTGGTAGATCCCTATATTAAGCTGCCATTGGTTTACGAAATTCAAGCAGAAGTAATTGTTCTAGCTTCTGAGTCAAGTTTGATTTTTGCTGATTTAATGGTTCAGCAGTTGCCAAAAGTTGTAATCCAGGCAGAAGTAGAAACAGTTCAGGTGACAGCGTTAGATTTTGGATTAATAGTAGTCGATATGTATGGTAGAGTCTTAACAGAAGAGGGATCTGTAGTGACCCAATCTGTCACCGATGAATTTGACGTAATTGTAATTGATCGCTACGGACAAATTGTTACGGAAAATGGATTTGTTGTTACAACAACTGGCGATAGCAGATTTAATGCTATACTGGTTAACAAACATGGAGAAGTAGTTACGGAAAATGGCAAAGTCGTTACATCCCCTTAGTCTCGAATACTGGCTAATTAGGCTAATTCTTGGTCGGGCATTGGCAAAGATTGGTATTGCTCAGATTGTTAAGTTTTTGATGATCATTGAGTATAGGTTGGGGTGTTTTTTGGCAGAAGCATCTCAAATTCGGGGAATAAAATTACTATTAAGTGAATCACGGATAGAGTTTCGCCACTCTCTGATACTAAAGAGAGTATATTCACAAATGACGGGAGATAGTGTTAAAATTTTCGCACCAGAAGAAAAGCGGCTGTGCATTTTTTCGGAAGGACAAAACAATAAGCAAAATATTTACTACATCAGAGGAGGGACTGCTACTATTGAGCCAGTGCAGCGATTTGTTGGGACTGATTGCGTTGCATTGAGCGATAAAGATTTGCTTGCCATGTACGGAGAGTTAGAGCGATCGCTAAATTATTTATATCAAAATCTTTATTTTTATACTCAAGAGCCAATATTTTTAAAGATCGCAAAAGATGAGCAGCTTCAACATGATTTTTTTGAACAGCTTGGAAGTCGCAATTTGCAGAAAAAGTGGAAATTTAAGAAAATCATGGCTTGGATTTACTTTTTAGTCAATCGAGAATTTATACCGACGGAATTAGCAAAATGCCTCTCACTAAAAGTCGCCAAATAGCCAATTTAAAGCTAATTTATCCTCAAGGAACGACGTTTGCGATCGCTCTGATTAACGATACGGTTGCATCTTTTAGTGCGCTTGCAAGCGCAACACTAGATCAGGTCGCCACGACTCAACCCCACGGGTTCATTGAAAATACTCCAATTGAATTTTCCGATTCTTTTGGCGATTTACCTGTCCCATTGCTTTCTACTGCGACTTATTATGCTGTTCATATTACCGCAGCTAATTTTAAGATTGCTGCAACCAGTGGGGGATCTCCCATTGATTTAACTACCAACGGTGGTAATTTTACAGTCAACAGAAAAGATTTAGATTCTGATACATCTAGCCTTGCTCAATGGGTAGCCCAGGAAGCAAGTTACACTGCTAGGCAAACAGTCACAGTTCCCGGTGTAGAGCCAACTATTAACGCCAATGGAGTGGCAGTTTATCCTACCGTGGAAACAACTTGGATTAATGAAGGTTCCACGTCAATTTTATTTAATAAAGCTATTCTTATAAGAGGAGGATCTGCGACTAGGGGTAGCACTACCGGGGAACTGGATAGCTATGTCGAATTTCCTGGAGAACAAGTTGTTCAAGCGAATGAACAGCGAAAAATTAAATTTATATTTGGACTGGTGACGTAATATGAATATTCGCGAAATTTTATCGGCATCTCAGCGACAACAACAGCGATCTCAGTACAAAAGCGATCGCCAGCAGAGTCAATGGTCAATGGCAAATAGAGTGCAAAATACTTTGTTTGCTGGAGTTGATCCACAAACAGGACAGTTTTTGTCCACTGGACTTGCCGGGGGTGTTGTCAGGGGGATTAGTATTACCAGTGGCGCATTGCCCAGGAATAGTTGGATAGCTGCCACTATTTCATCAAGCGGAAGCATGGGTACATTAGAGGGGAAAGCGAGGGGGTAATATGGCCGCTCATAAAGATTTATTTACCACTAGAGTTTTAGTGGCGGCAAACAAAGCTGCACTAGATTCAGTTGTTGGCAATTATCAGCAAGGACAACTGGGAGTTGCTAAGGATGTTAACTATTTGTATTATATAGATGTAGTGAACAATAACAAAATCTGGACTCGGTTGGTAACGTAATGGAACACGCAAACTCGGTTGAGTCGGTAGTAAAAATTCATTCTACTGCAAATCCTTCTAATGCGGATTTAATTTACGGAGAAGGAATATTAGCTGTTTCTAGTGTCAACAATCGACTGTTCTATGCTAAAAATGTAAATAATCAACTTACGTGGCAGATAGTTGATTTAACTCCTCCTGCTACTTCTACCTTGACTTATGCGGTTAACCCAAAATCAAGTGGAAATTGTGATGGCAATTACATAGAATTCTTAACTTACGAAGAAAACAAGAGTTATATCGCAACTATTTCAGTTCACCCCAGTATCGTAGTTATCGGATCTGGCATTCAACTGCATTTATGGAATCAAGTACCTAATAGTGATTTTTTGGGTAGATTTTGGCAAGGAGAATTGACGGGAAATAATGGACAGTTGCCATTTAAATTAACCAACACATTGAAGTATTTAACTTTAATGGCTCGAAATCCAGGAATGTCTGATTCATGGGATTCAGTTTTTTTTACAGTTTTATCGGCAAATAATTCAGCAATAAATATTCAAATTGGAGTCGGTGACTTGTCACCATTTTAAAGCATGGAACAATCAGACGAGCAAAGAAATCTTCAAAAAGAGGAGTATAAATCTACTCCAGACTCTCAACCAAAAATATCTTTTATTGGCAATGATGCAGAAACTAATAAAAAATGGATTAATTATGGAGCGGGTCAAATTCGCTATGCCAAATACTTGTCTAATGGCGCAATTTCCAGGGGGACGATTCCAGAACATTACAGAACAACTGATTCTGCTGAATCGTTGATTGACTGGAAAATGTTTACTCCAGTCCCTTTTTCTTTACCAGCTAATGACAATGCAGATGAAATCACTCAAATTCCTGTTTCCATAGTTTTAATTCAAAAGAGCACTAAAACTCCAATCGCCATTGCTTTAATACAAGCAAACAAAAAAATAGCAACGTCAATAATATTAATTCAAAAAAAATCAAACAACATAAGTATTATAGCGCTTGTTGCAAAATCCGAATTGAAAACGGCTTATATTGCGCTTTTAGAATTGCAAACTGAATATGTTTATATTTATAACCCAGAGGTACATTCTTGTGACAGAATACCTGTTTCAGAATTAATACAATATCACGATGTTTACAAAGACTACGAAGAATGCAAGGAAGATAAAAAACATTGTTCCGGCGGCTTGAGATCAGGAGGTGGAGGTGGAGGTGGATCGGATGGATTTGACTCCAGTATTGCTGCAATGGACTCCATTATAGAAAATCATCCTGGATGGGAATTCACTGTTTATATTGCTCATGGCTCTCGTGTTATTCAGCACGTTAACCCAGCATCCATTTGGTATAATGGGACTATTGCTTGGCCTATTAGCGAAGTCCATAATTCTGGTAAACCAGGAAATCCTGTTGTGTCTCCTAGTAATTCTCCTAATTATCGCGCTTTTGGTAATCAACCTTCATATGAAACTATTTATAACAGTCAGTCTGAATTAATACACAATCCTTGTGATCAAGGATTGATTCCAGAAAATGTGACTGACTATGAGCAATACACAGGTTTTTATATTTATTCTAGTGGGGGATCAAAGGATAGTGTCATAGAAGACATTAAAAAAAGACCCTTGCTAAATTTCCAAGGAGGCTCATCCACTGAATGTCTAGATCACGGATATTTTTTCTCTGATTTTCAATTAGCTCCAGTAAAAGGTCAATTTTTCACAGAAGTTTTTCCTTATCGAGTAACTGGCTATTTGGCTTATACGCCTAAATCGACTTACGATAAACCAAGTACAAATAGATTTTTTCCGGGCGGCGATAACGGTGGCGGTGGCGAAAGCGGATGGATTAATGGTGAACCTTACTGCGGAAACTATCCTAGCGAGAGAAAAAATCTTTGGAGAGAATACAGTTTATTGTTTGAGGGCAAAAAATTTAATTCTGGATTGGCTATACCTGCCGATGATACTAATCCAGCGAACAATCATAAATTTGTTTTAGGAATAGAAACGGATGAGATATTGCTTAAGATTTGGCACAAAATGCGTAGCATGAATCGCTTGAAAGTTTTAACGACATTTTATTTAAATAAAGCAGATTTAAGCATTAAATCAAAAAAAATAGAAATAGCCTCTGGGTTTGTTTATTTCGGAGACGTAGACTATCGTTTTTACCATGCGTCAGGGATTCAAAACGATGAAATAATTTTTGATCGCACTTTTCAGACTACATCTTTATTATACCGTGATTTTATAGACGATTTTCTGCCAAAGATTTTTGAGAGGAATGATTCAAAGATTACATTCGTGCCTTATAATCATACTTATGGATATTATTCTAGTAAATTAATAAAAGGAACATTGAATCCTTTTGTTGAGCCAAACTCTGATTTGATTATTGATATTTATTCTGTGAGTCCCAGTAGTTTAGTTAATGGCATTACATTAAAAGAGCATATAATTAAATCAAATGAATCAATTGAGCAAGCAAATATTATCATTCCAGTTGTAAGATATCGCCGAATAAAGTCCCAATCAGGAGATGTTTTTGTACTAAAGACTAATCGAATAGAAAGATTGAATAGTTTACAGCCTGGATTTGGCATTACAGATCAAGAAAGCTATAATATAGCTAGAATTGCTGGAGTTTATATTTATGTCTGAATATACAGTCCTTTTTGGAACATTCAATATTCCTTTACCAAAGAGCTATGTTGACGGAGACCATAGGGTGTTTGTGACAGCAACAAGTCAACACTACTTGGTTACAGTGCATTACGATCTGGACACAGTAAATCAACTTTATCAAAAAAAAGATATTCATAAATTAAATTTAGTTGAATTAAAAAACAACAATATTGTTTGGGATTCAAGCGAAGAACTGGAGGTGACTGACAATGTTTTGCATACTCCCCCGGACTGGAGACAGCAAGTGACAATAGATCCAAATCAAAATATTAGTATTTCGCAAGTCGATGATTGTTTTCAGCAAGAAATCAACACTCGTCTTTTGACTAATTTTGCGAATACTATAGTACAAGAAGTTGATGTAAGCGCGGATATTTGGGAGTTTGATCCGGAATCAAAAGCAAAAACTGTAGACACTAAAATAACTGATTTGCTATTAACTGCGCCAAAAAATATCGCACAAGTAGTTGATTTTGACATTAACAAAAAAACATTAACAAAAGTAGAAAATGAATGTTCCATTAAGGATGAAACAATTACACTTGGTGAGCTTCCTGGAGGGATGGAATTAACAGAACAAGATATTCCGAGCTACGCTGTTAAAAGTTTTTTGATTTTGTATCAGTAAAAAGAGGTTAATTATGAGCGCCATTGATTATTGGGGTAAATTATCCCAGGAATTTGCTAATTTTTATCGATCTTTGAGAACAGCATTAAATAATCCTGGAGACATCCCTGTTGAAGCGCAGACTAACGATGGAATAGCTTCAAGCATGGCAACATGGGAAGCGATCGCTGGTTTAGACCTAACTCCATTTAGGAGTGCTTTTCCTTTGACGGTAGCAGATGATTCTTTAATCGGCATCACCCCGGAAGATACTTTTGTTTCGTACCCAGTTAATCTGCCATTAGGGTTTGCCCGTCTTGATTCAAATGGCATTATTCCCGTGGATTTTTTGCCACCAATTACAGGAGGCTTAAATTATTTAGGTTCATGGAATGCCAGCACCAATACTCCAACTTTAACAACAGGAGGATTGAGAAACGGCACTTTAACATCTAACGGAGATTTTTTTATTTGCAATATTGGTGGAACTTTGTCGGCAATTGACGGAGAGACAAATTTTAATCCTGGCGATCAAATGATGTCTGACGGGACTAAATGGATTAGAATTCCTGACAACAACTCAATTTTATCGGTAAACGGCTTGACTGGCACAGTTGTATTAACCCCAGGAATTATTGGAGCGCAGCCTTCGGGAAATCAGCTATCTGCAATTCAATCATTGGCGTGGCCTGGATTCACCGTTCCGTCCGCTCTTTCTTTTAATGGAACATCATGGAGCTATCAGCCAATTGGTGTTGCGAGTGGCATCGCTACGCTAAATGCCAACAACAAGTTAGTGCAGATGCCTACAGCAGTAGACATTGGAGCAGACAGTACAGGAACAGCTATAGGATTAATGACTGCTCACAATGCACAGCATAATCATTCGTCCTTTGCGTCTCAAATAATGGTACAGAATGCTATAAATACACACGAATCGTCTTACAATCATGCAGCGTTTTTAACAGAGTCTCAAGCAAATGCAATTTATGTTACAAAATCTGATTTTTCTACTGATGCTTCTGTGGCCGTTTTATCAACGGAAACCGTAGATGCAGCAGCAACAATTATTGGCAGTTATCCGCTAAGCATAAATGAATCAATTACTGTTTCTGGTCACGTCGCAGGAAAAGGAGTCAGCGGCACAAACGCAGGAAAGATAATGTTTTTTGAATTTAATGTTAGTGCCATTAACGACAACGGGGAAATCCGTATCGTTACTTCTCCGGGATACGAATCGGAGATTGTTGTACGTGGAGACATTTCCGCTGGATGGTCGGCAATCGCTGATATAAACCAAGGAACAGATAATTTTGAAATTCGTGTAATTGGAGATGCTGCCACAGCCGTCCGATGGAAGACTTCACTGTTAATATCTAAAATATAAGAAAAAATTAAAATGAATATAAATATTATACATGATGCGGGCGGACGGCTAAGTTTGGCTCAAGGAATTTCGCCTTTTATTGACAGCAAGTATATTCTTAAAGGGATTAAGCCCACAAAAGAATTAATTGAACAGCAAAATTTATCAATTGAGTCAATCGCTTCTGATTACGCAGATAAGATAATAACCAGTCAATCACCTCCTTATTTTTTGTCGGGCATTTGCATAGGTGGTATGATTGCATTGGAAATCGCAAGAATTTATTTAAATAATCAAATTGAGGTGTCAGGAATTGCTCTTTTTGATCCGCCTATGTTTTTTGTACAAACTGAAGAAGAAAAAAATATTGCAAAAGATTTATGGTTGAAAATAAAAAAACCGGCAGCTATTCAGCGAAGAATGCTTGAAGGAATGACACAAGAAGAAGCAGAGGAATCAACAAAAACAAGTGACTTTTTCATCAATTCATCTTTAAGCTATGAACCAAAATATTTTGAGTTTGATCAGGAAGTGACTTTTTTCTACGCTCAAGATAATGCTTTATTGCCTCGTAACGCCAACAATGTCTTTCAATTTACTTCTTATCTAAACTGGCAGTCCAAAATCAAAAATTTTTGTTTAATTCCAGTTTTAGGCTATCACGACAATTTATGCGATAACGTAAACATAAAATACTTGGCAAAAGCATTTATTGATCACTTTGGCTTAAAATAAAGCGAACAGGAGTTGAACCTATACTACCGATTTTCTTGCGATATCGGTGCGCTACCCAATTACGCGATCGCTTTAAGAGGAGCAGACGGGATTTGAACCCGCGACCACCGGCCTTGAACCGATTGCAGATTTGAACTGCTTGGCCAACGACACCAAGAAGGTGCCGGTATGCTTCCTAGCTGCGCTACTGCCCCATTGATTTTTATCATACATCAGGATATTTAGTTGCGGAGACTTTGTTAATCAAACTTAACGTATCTGCGATCGGTGTCGCGGTGGAAACAGAGATATTGCGAGGAGAGTTCGCTAATCGCATAATGCGATCGCCCAAAGCGTCTAAGCGAATAGACAATTCTTTATTTGAATTATTTACCATGCCTACGCCGGGGGTCGCATTGGCGCTTACGGGTGCAGGCTTACCATTTGGGATAATTTGCCCACTGGTAGAAGGAATAAACAATTCTGGCCCTTTTTCTCCAACCAAGTAAGTTTTATTGACATCAACTGGACCACCCATTGCTCTTGCCCCGTCTACAACTGTCTTTGGATCAACTTCCCATGAGGGAACAATAGTGCCACCTCCGGGTAAGGGGATTCGCAAAGACATTGGGTTTGCGCTTATTCCCTTGCCTCGATTTCTTTCGATTACACCCGGCCCCCATAAAGCGCCACTACCTTCGCATTTTTGTTGAAATTCAGTTTCTATGCCATTAACGCGCTCAGTTCGATCTGTTAATTGAGCATATTCCCTTCCGCTTCTGGTTGATGCGTTAGCTTCTGCATTACTGGCTCTACTTACCGCGTCGGCAGCGTTATTAGCACTTTGCTCCATTCCTTGATATGCGGCAGCCCGTTGATCCGCTCTTGCAGCCGCTTCTGCCTCTGCCATTGCTGTTTGATGTTGCACGTCCAGTGTTTGCTTGGCAATCTCTGAGGTTTTTGCTTGTAACTCCATATTGCGCTTGGCGGCTTGTATTCCCAGATCGGATGCCGCGACTTGCTTTTGTGCAATATTTAATTGAGATTGCGCCAATGCTATCTGCTCTGCATCTTTAGTTATTTTGGCCTTGGACAAATTCATTTCAGCTTCTAAGACAGCCGACTCTGCTTTCATTTTGTTGATTTCAGCTTCCATTGTCATTTGTTCAGCCGCCAACTGATTGCGCTGAGTCTCAATTTCTAATTGCTGAAGCTGAATCTCATACTCCTCTTTAAGTTGAGCAATTTTTGCTGCATTCAATTGCTCTTGAAGGCTGGCCTTTGCTATTGGATCTTCGGTTTCATTGAGATTAATCTGAATTTGACTAACCTCTGCATCAAACCTTGCTTTTTGCAGTCCCGCCTGTGCATCAAGTAAGGTTTTGTCAAAATCAAGCATTTGAGTCTTGTGATCTTTTAGTGCTTTTTCTGCATCTACTGCGGCAGACAACTCATTCATTCTTTGCTGTTCAGCCGCTATTTGCAGATCAATTTGTCGGATGATTTCGTCCGTTTCCGCTTGTTTGATCTGCTTCCGGGTTTCAGTCAATCCTTTTTCTATTTCCAGTATTTCTTTCTCTGCTTCTATTTTTCGTTGCTGATAATCAAATTCGGTAATCAATCCTGTGGATTTTAGTCTATTTAACTCTCGCTGATTTTGTTTGGCAAGATTCAACCGCTCTTGCTGCATTTGTTGCTCTAACGCTAATTCAGCGCTTCTAGCTTGACGTTCTAATGCTTCGATCGACTGAGAATCTATTCCACTTAGTACAGCCTGTTGTATGCTTAGTTGTTGTTTTGCTTCAGCAATTTCTAGTGCTGAATTAGCGGCTTGCTGGACTCTTTCTAATTCAGCGATCGCCGCATCAGCAGCCAGTTGTCTGGCATTCATCTCATTCTCAATTAAGTCAAGCTTTAATTGAGATAGCTTAATTTCGGTTTCTGCAATACGATCATTTGCTGTTTCCGCATCTATAATTCCTTCTCTTCGCAAACGACTTATTTCAGCCAATTCCATCTGTGCTTGGCGAATCCGCTCCAGTGTTTGTTCTTTTTCTAATTTATTTGTAGAAATTTCAGCATTTTTCCCTGCCTTTTCTTCGCCCAGAGATTGAACTTGTCCGAGTTCAGTTTGGCGAATTTCTATTTGGCCTTCAATATTTATTTTTTCTAAAGCTTGTTCTGATTTTTGTATGACCTTTTCTAATTCAGCGATCGCCGCATCAGCAGCCAGTTGTCTGGCATTCATCTCATTCTCAATTAAGTCAAGCTTTAATTGAGATAGCTTAGTTTCGGTTTCCGCAATATGATCATTTGCTGTTTCCGCATCTATAATTCCTTCTCTTCTCAAACGACTTATTTCAGCCAATTCCATCTGCGCTTGGCGAATCCGCTCTAGTGTTTGTTCTTTTTCTAATTTATTTGTAGAAACCTCGGCATTTTGCCCTGCTTTTTCTTCGCCTAAAGACTGAACTTGCCCAAGTTCAGTTTGGCGAATTTCAATCTGACTATCGGTATTGATTTTATCTAAAGCTTGCTCAGATTTTTGGATCACCCGATCTAGCTCTTCCAATGCAGCGTTAGCAATTTGCTCCTGAAGACTAATTTGCTGTTCAAAATTTTGCACTTTTAACTCAGCCAGAGATTGTTCAGCCGCAGTCATTTGTTCAAAGTAAGTCTGCTGGGAAATGGTTCCTTCGTTGTAGGCATCTTGGATTTCTCTGACTTGCTTTTCTGTCGCCTTAAGTCTTTCTTGTACTGCGATTAATTCTGATTCGGATTGAGCGATCTCCGCTGTAGTTGCGGCCAATCGACGCGAAGATGATCCTTTTTTTAGCTGATCTTCTTTTATCGAGACGGATCTCTGAGATTGCAACTTATCAATTTTTGACTGAGACTCGCTAACGGCACGTTCAATTTCCGCTGTAGCTGAGTTAGCAGCTTCTCTCTGTTGGGCTAATGTGTTTTCCAGTATCTGAATTTTGATATCGGCAAGTTCTTGCTCTGCGGCAATTTGCCGATCCGTATATTCCTCTTGGCTCAAGATATTATCATTGAGCATTTTCTTGTTGGCTTCAACAGCTTGAACTTTAAGCTTTTGCTGTTTCTCTAACGCTTGTCTGTCCGCTTTTAGCTGATCCTGATTAGCAAGAGCATCAACGCGATCTCCTTTTGTTTGATATTCCGTAATTTGAGTTTGAATAATATTTTGTTTGGCAGTTGACGATTTTTTGTTGATGGCGGCATCTGCCATAGCATTAGCGCGTTCTAATTCGTCAAGGATTCTTTCTTTGATCGCTTCCCTCAACGCCAATTCTTCCTCTAATGCTTGAGTCTTTGCGGCACTAAGTTCGGTAACTAAATCTCTTTCCCGACTGGCAAACTCTGATTCCGTAATATAACCTTTTGTGCGAGCCTTTCTTAGTTCCATCAACTGTTTTTCTTTGATGGTAACTTCTGCCTTTGCTCGATCGGATGCTAATTTAGCCAATGCTTCATTAGCCTGAGATTCTGTCATTTTTCTGTCTAGCTGTGCTTTTTTAATGATAGCAGTTTGTTGATTTTGTCTTTGCTCCATCAAGGCAGTCGCTATTTGCAATGCTTTTTCCATTTCATCTAATACTTTTTGCTGCACAGCCTCTTGTGTGGCGACTTTGGATTCTATTAATTGCTTTTGCTCATCGGCTAATTGCTGTTCTAATCCTTGCATTTTTTCAGCGTAGACATCAGTGGAGATAATTCCTTTTTTGTGAGATCCTTGTAGTTGTTTGATTTTATTTTCTGTCAGTTTAATGGATTTTTCTGCGTTAACCTCTTCCAATTGCCTCATTCTTAACTGAGACTCTTGCTCATTAATTTCTTGATTCAACAACTGTCTTTGAATCAACACTTCTTCATCTGTAGCTGCCAGCTTAAGTTTATTTGCTGCTTGATCATAAGTGTTTTCAATAATTTCAATTTCGGCTGCTTCTTTAGCTCGTTTTAATTCAATAGTTTTTGCAGCTAATTCTTGTTCTCCGCTTAGTATTTGTGATTGCTTTTCCCTGTAAGATGCAACTAATTCTAAATTTTGTTTAATAGCTTCATCTGTGAACTTTTCCCCAAGCGCAGAAATTTGATCGGAAGAAAGAGACTGAATTATTTCATCAAAAGTTTTAGCTCCACTTGCGTCAATTCCAAGATCCCCTATTTCTGCTCTTAAGATGCGCTCAATGTTGCCAAACTCAGCTTGTGAAGTAATTTGTTCTTTTGCTAAGTTTGCAGATTGTTGCTCCTCACTCAATCTTTGCTGCGCTATTTCTTGCTCTTGAGTTTTTCTGTCTACGTCTAAACGAGAAGACAGAAATCTTGCATTAGGATTACTAAATTCAGCAATTTCTTTTTCTGATAAATCAATATCAAGATTTGTTGCATAATTTTCAAATCTTGCAGCGATTGAATTAAACTGATTGTTTAAACTACGCAACGCCACAGCAAAGCTTTTAACTGCTGACATATTGGAAGCTTCCGCTTCTGCTACTTCTAGCATCGTCTGAGCTTTTTTAACTAGATTCAACTGAGTCTGTAAACTAGAAATAAGTTGAGGATTTTTTTCGGTTTCTAACTGCGATTCTAATTGCTTTATTGCATCTAAGTTGGCAGATTTGAGATTGTTTATTTTTTCGTCAACCAATGCTTTGGTGCTATTTAATCGAGCAATCTCTCCTTTGACGATTTCTTTGCGCGGATCAGCATCAGAAAGACGACCGGATTCAACTGTTAACGATTGAATTTGGCGATTTTTGTTTTCAGCTTCAGCTAAAATTCCCACATTGCCTTGATATTGACCAATCGTTTTTAATATTTCGTAAACATTTACGTTTGATTGTTTATTGAATTTTTCATTATCATTAATTCGCCATTCTTCTTGCACTTGAGTCCAGGTAATAGTTTTGCCTCCTTGACCCTTCATCCAACTTACGGTCTTGTTGAAAGCAAGTGCAGCGGCTGCAACCAATCCTATGATCACAGCAAATTGAACCATGCCTACTAGAACAGCACTTAAAGTTGGAAGAGCAGCCACAGCAAATGATTTTGCCATTAATGCTATATCGGCTAACGGCCCAACGACAGATGCTCCAGCTAAAAGAAACTTAGAAGACAATTTAGTGGCAGCATTGCCAAGCGGAGCAAACGCTTTAGCGACAGAAGCCGCTGTGCGACCTAACAAGTTGATGCCTGGGATATTTCCTACAAGGCGACTAGCTCCACGGCTAAAGCTTCCCGTTCTTGCTATTCCAATCCCGTTCACAGCACTTCCGGCAATGGATGCACCAGTTTCCATTGCCGCATTTCTAGCGGCAACTTTAGCAGGCAGGCCTCCTAACGTTTTCAAAAAATTTGTTAAAAATTTATCAAATCCTTTATATAATTTTCTGTTGAGTTGATTAAAATCATTAAATTTACCAAATGTAGTCAAACTTGTCATGCGATCGTATATTCGCATTGATTTAGGTTTTTCTACATTATTTATTCCGTGACTGGTGTAATACCATTCATCAATAAATTCTGGAGAAGACCGAAGTATTTTTTGTGTAGGAACATCGGCTTCGCCTGCTCTAAATAAAGCTTCGTCTTGTCCTCTCTTGATTTGAGCAACTCTGCGGATCTCCTGATCATAGGCATGATAGTCGCTCCGAACAAGGTCAAAAGCAAATGCACCACCAATGTAGGCAAAGTCTTTGATGGCACCCATTTCTCCTTTAAGTATTTCTTCTTGGGAATTTTTATTGTCCCATCTTAATTTGTCGTCAATTGGGCTGACTGACTTAATATTTGCTGTAGAATTTGCTAATTTATTTGCTGATTCAGTTGATTCGTTTAAGCTTTGTTTTAGCGCTTGAACAGAATTAGTTATTCTTTCTAATGCTTTATCTGATTCTGATTGATACAGCGTGACACCAAATAATTCAATTTTAGTATTAAGACCATCTATTAATGTGGTGATAATCGGAATATATAGCGTGAATAAGCCTATCCACTGCCTTATTTCAAAAACTTGAGCCATAAGAGGCAACAAAGCAAGAAATGGTGTTGCAATTCCTGCTGCACCAGCAGCTATTAGTGGCGCCAGTCCAACTATTCTTACTATATGTCCAGCGATAATTTTTAGGAATCCGGCTATTCCTTTCAGTGATCCTAAAAATATAGTACCTGCCATAAAAGCAACTAAAGGAGCAAGTTTTTTTGCTGTATTTATCAAGAAAATAAATCCTCGGCCCAAAACTTTTAATCCTGGTTCTATGGTTTCAACGACTTTTACTCTAAAGTTAAATACAATATTTTCGTATTCCTGTCTAATTGACGCAAGCGATCCTGTGGCTGATTTCGCCGCATTAGCCGTTTCATTTTTTAATTGCTGTGCAAATTTAGGCAAAAAGATATTTGCTGCAAGTTGTCCACTAGAGACTAACTCAACGAGTTCGCCTTGAGTCATTTGCATCGCTCTTGCTGCGATCGCCATTGCTCCTGGAAGTCTTTCGGACAACTGCCCCCTTAATTCTTCCATTGAAATAGTGCCTCGTGACATCATTTGAGTTAAGGCTAAAAAAGTCCCTTCTTGTTGATCCCTGGTCAAGTTGTATGCACGAGAAGCTTGCGTTATACCTTCAAATATTTTTTTAGTGGGATCTCCTTCCATGCTTGTTCCTTGAGCAGAAGCGTAAAATCCCTTAAATCCCGATTCAGTTGTTGCGCGATCTAAGCTAAAAGTATTAATTTGCTTGTCAAGAAAAGTTTGAATGTCTTGATATTCTTGTCCTGTAGAGGTTAATCCTTTTAATACGCCTCTGTTTGTCAGCAAACCCAGCACTTGTTCTAAACTTTCTTGAACAAAATCAACTGCCTGACCAAGCATAGACTGAAAAGTTTCCATAGATCCAAGAAAAGCTAATCCTTGAACCATGAAATCTTTTACCCCAGGAAATAGATTGTCAAATTGTTGTATCCGTTCTTGAAATACATTTTCTATTCTTCTGGTTTCTTCATAAGAGGCTTCAGCGTTAAAGGGATTTTCCTGTCTATTTTCCTGCTTTTCTTTTCTTTTATACTGATCTTTCAGTCGGCTTTCTTGTTGAGATTCTTCGCTTGAGATATTGGCAATATTTAGCTCAACCTGACTCAATCCCTCAATTAACTGCTGCCTTTCTTCTAATATTTCTTGCAGTTTATTCGATTCGTCCTGATTAATTTCTTCTATTTGTGACTTCAGTTGAGATGCCGCATTTCCCATTGGATCTGAAGCATAATTATTTAATTGCTCTGTTAATTCTTTTACTTTTTCTGCCGTGAAATCAATTATTTGGTCTCTTGCTGCATCCAATTCATTTATCTTGTCAACAATTTCTTTTTGCTCTTGTTCCAACACTTCCTTTTGTCTTTTTAGCTCTTCTACGGCGGATTCCAGTTGTTGAATTTTAGCTTCAATACCGGGCATTTTGGCAAATGCGTCTCTATTAAAGATTCCTTGCATTTCGCTATTTACAGTTTCTGCTGCGTCCAAGAAAAGACTAAATAAGTGCCCTTGATATTCTGTTTGATCAAAATATGTTTTTGCTGCTGCTTTTGCATACCGGGATGCTTTCATTAAATATTCTTTAGCCTTTTCTTTCCAGGCATCAAATCGATTCACATGAACCGGACGTTCTTCTGATAATATATTTTCAAGGCTTGGCAGACCATCCTCTTGCTCTGTTTCTTCCGTTCTGTTAAACGTATCATTAAAAGCCTTTAGCCAAACAGAAATAAAGTGATCATCCCCTAAAGAGGACTGGCTGATTGCATTGGCACCTTCTAGGGATTTTAGTAAATGTTTTTTTAAATTTTCCCTAACTCCATCTTCATTTGTTGGCTGTGCTTGCTTTAAAATGTCGGCTACTTCTTGAAGTATTTCGCTACTACTTAAACTGTCTTTTATCGTTTTTCCGCTCAGTATGTCTCTGAAAACATCAATAACATCACGAGAAATTTCTTTCCCTAAATCCATTGAAGAAAGAGAACTGACGACTTCCATTAAAGTGCTTACGCTTTTTAGCACTCCTTTGTTTCTTGACAAAAGATTGTCTATCTCCGACTGTAAGCCCGAATCGGTTCCTAGCACATTCTCCGTTGCTCCAGCGGCGGAACTTGCGGCAACTTCTCCCATTCCGCCCTTATTGCCTATGACTCGACCATCTCCCTGCATTATTTGGGAATTATTAATAAAAGATCCACTAAAAAATCTTAAGAAGTTGGATCCAACGCCATCCATGTCTTGACTTAATACATACTCGTAAACCTGTTTAGCTAAATCGTCAAGGCTTTCTTTGTTTTCGCTAAGTATTTTTTCTGCGGAGATTCCCAATAATTCTCTTATTGTGTTGTTAAGTGTTTCTCCTCCTATTCCTGTATCTACACTATTAATAATTCCACCTATAGAATTTTTTAAGGTCATTTCTAGATCGTTGGTTCTAAGACCTTCTAATATACCTTTTATTATATTTTCTCCGACGATTTTTCCCCAACCCGACGGTGAATTGATATCAAACTTGTCTCTGATAGTTTTATCTATAATATTAAATACAGCAGTTGCACTTTCTTTTAGTAAATCATTACCATCTTCAATCCCAACAGCTATCCCTTGAGCGATGTTTTGGCCTGATTTTTTTTGCGGTAATATTTTTTGGCCCGTAAAAGATTCTATTTGAGAGATTTTATTACTACTTTCTTGATCAATTTCTTTATCTATTCCCCTTAACTTTTTAACGATTAAAGTATCGTACTGGCCTATTTTTCTTAAGATTTCTATATAACGTTGATAGAACTCACTGCCAGATGATAGCAATTGCTCTTCTTTGGGTAACGAATTATCGCTTTTTTTTGCTTTTCTTAGACCTTGCTTTATATTGTATCCACTGTCTGTCAATTCATGGATGCGGCATATATCAATATTGTCAACAGATTGATTTTTTATTTCATTATAATGTCGCTGTCTTTCTTCTACAAAAGCTTCACCTTCCTCCATTATGCTTTTATAATTTACTTGTGTCGCTACGCCAAAAGAATCAACTTCTTTTGCGCCATTTACTACAATAATAGATTCATTTAACTTCAGTAGATTTCTTGCAAGATCATCTGATACTTGCGTGATTTCTTGAAAATAAGAGATCAATGAATAGCTTTCACTGAAATTAGGATGAACAACAATAGAAGAATCATCTGATTCTTCTGAAATTCCAGCAAATAATCCGTCAGAAATATTTTTAATTGCGCCCATGACGGAGTTATCTTCTTCTGCCTCTTTTGAGAAGATACCATCAAAAACCTCTTGGATCTTATTTTTGATGACGCCAGATGTGTTGTTTACCGCGTTAGAGAAAAACTGACCAAATATTTGATTGAATATATTCTTTATCTCATCTGCCGCAACATTCGCCCCTGCTATTTGTGCCGCCATAAGCAAAGGGTTTTGACTGTTGTTTCTTTGAGGAGATAATGACTCTAGAGACAAAGAAGGAATACTCGACAGTGCAGAAGCTAATGAGTTAATTTCTTTTTCTGTGTTTGCAAGTGATTCAACTATCCTGTTTGCTGCATCAGTTAGCGACCGAGAAACAATGATGGCCACATCAAGATATTCAGACTCGCCTACTTTTGACACAGAATTAGACGAAGAATCCCATGACTCAAGGTATTTTAATAATTTGCTAAATCCAGGTATTACGGTATCAACGTCTTTATTGAATTTTTCAGATCCAGGTGAATTATTTGCAAATTTTGCTCCTTTTCCAATTAATACACCTATTTTATTTGGGCCAGAACCACCCCCTGTAATCGAATCAGATATCAAGTTTCCCGCTGTTTGATTTACTATTCTGCCCGCAGCTTTAAATATGTTGTCTTTAGGCAGCAATTCCCTTAGAACTGATTCCGTTGATTCAAGTGCTACAGCGATACCTTCTCTTATCGATACTGCGGTTTGCTCAATCGCTAACCTAAGAGACTTTATTCCAAGAATAATACCCTCTTCTCCAGTGAATTCCTTCTCACTTCTTGCGCCCGATGAAGACTGGGTAGACCGAGTTCCAACTGAGACAGATCGAACAGAAGAAAATGCGACTGTCGCTTTTTCTATAGCTTCTTTTAATTTCTCAATATTTTCTTTGGTCTGTTGATCTTCCCCTTTCTGGGATTTTGTCTGCTCTTTTTTTTCTTGTATGGATACTTGCTTGACTTGCTTTTGTATATCTTGAGCTAAATTTTTAGGTGGTTCAATGCAAATAGGAATACACGGCAGTTTTTGATTTTTAATCCGATTTAACTCTTGATTAAAACTATCAAGATTTAGCCTTACATCAAATTCGACCGACCCTACTACATTGCTCATGCTACGAACCTATAAGTGCTTAATTCTATTCTAACAGTTTCCGGCTGATTTTTGCCACGATTTGACGGATTTGTAAAAATATTTTCTACTTTAAGGAAATTTAATTCATTTAGCGCTGATACCAGCGATTGAACTGCCATTGTGGTTGATTCATTAAAATCCCACTGTTTTAAAAATAAATACCATGTCAGTCTTAAGTCATGTCCTCCTAGAAGTGTTGACGCTTTGACTTGGGGAAACATCAAGACGACTTCGATGCCTTCGGTAGACGTGCCAGCGGGAGGGTATTCTTGATCGTAAGATTTCAATACTGCGATCGCTGGGGCAACTTCCCCGGTCACAAAGCGATAAGTTCCAAGATGGCCTTTCATTCCATCTTGTATAGTTTGCCTGATTTTAATAATTGGCAATTTATCCATTACTGAAATTCAGCTTTTAATGTTTCCACGAAGTGTTCACGGGTGTTTAATTTTTCTTCTGATCTATTAGGCCAATCGCGACCAGGGATAAAATTCCCCGCGTAAGAAGTGAACCCCAGAAAAACGTCTCCTGCATAGGCGCGACCGTCCTCTGGGTTAATGGGATTCCACACATATCTGACAGAAACAAGATCGCCTTCATCTACGGTTTCGACAATCTTAGAGTTATGCAAACGGCCCGTGTCAACAATGTCTTGATCCAAAAAACCAAGATCGGCAAATTCCCAAGGATCTTGAATCACTCGATCTTGCATTTTGTCCAAGACATCAACTGTCCGATTAAAGCAATTTTTGATTTTGAGTTTAATTGTATCAACTTTATCTCGGTCAACGTGAATCATAAGCTTAGATTTCCTTTAATCACCGTACCACTATATTGTAGCACATATAAACTTTTTTGCAATACTGGCATTAAAATTATTTTTACTTCGCTATCCCTCCAGATTCCTTTTGTATTAAACGGATAGCTAATGGGTACAGGGAAAGTTGGTGGATCGACTAACCAACCTTCAAACCCAACTAAGGACGGATCGTACCCTGACTGATCTGAATAGCTTTTTTCCCCGCCCATTGGCTTGATCAATGCCTTAATCCAAATATCTGTTCCCGATCTTGTGTAGTTACCAGTCTCTGGATCTATTTTTAGGGTTCCTTGAATATTTTTTACTAAAATTTTTAAACTGTCTAAATAAGTTTCTCCGACTTGCATTATTGTCATTTGAGTTGCTAAAATAGGGGCTAAGTTAATTATAGAGGTAAATACTTTGATTGAACCAAATAATTCAACCGCCCCTTGTCGTAATCGCTGCTGCCCTGCTATTTCTAAGGACGATGAAGATATGCTGATTATTACTGACGATTATGGCGGAACTGTTAGAATCAACTTTTTGCAGTTGGAACGACTTTGGGAAGAGGCGCAAAAGTTAAAATGATTGAATCTTGGGTGGTATTCTGCTTGTACTCGCTGGGGATTCGCTGGCTAATCTTTGATTACAAAAAGACGCAGTTTGTTCGGGACTTGATTGGCAAAGTTTCTTTAGAGCTATTGCACTGTGTTTACTGTCAAATGATTGAATGCTCAATAATTGTTTATGCCTGTCTTGTCCTGTCGGGTTCTGCCAACTTTAACTGGTTTCACTTTTTGTTTGGCGCTTTGACTAACGGACTGACGGCGATCACCATTGATGGAGTCACCAGTGATTTGATTGACAAAACCGAGCAGTCTCGCGATTTTACTTTTGATGAATAAATCCTAAATGCCGCATGGTCAGCGGCATTTTTTATTCCTTGTTGTCCCATGTTGGCAATTTGCAACTAAAGTTTAAAGGACTTGACTAATGGGATGACTGGGGGGTAGCGCCACAGAAAAAACACCCCAAAAAACCAAAAAGATCATGCTATAACTTTTACTTACCCATTCATTAGTTATTATAGTTAACTCAGTAGTTGACTTTATTAATCAGATAGGTTGTCATTGTAGACAACAACGCAATAGGTATCTGCAATGTTTCACCTTGAATCGATCCCAAATAACAACAACTTCTATATGATCAGTTTTTTCCCTAGTAAAGGCGTCTATTTTTGTCTAGTAATCCATAATTCTTTTATAAATTTATAAATTTAGAATTTCAGGTTTATAAATTTGCTAAGGGGGAAAAAGCTGATTTTCTGGGAATGTCGGATAAATAAAAAAGCGATCGCACGATAAAATTTTTAGACATGGAATGGTTCCAGGGTTATTTTTTTAGGTATTGACAAACCTAAATTGATTAGGTATAATAATGAAAAGCACTGAAACCGCGATCGGTTTTGAAAATATGAACACTCAAACAAGAATTTCAGATCAGTTACAGCGCAACGCATGGGAATCATTCATTTCCAAGCCTTATTGTGGCAATGAGTGGAAATCGTTGGGAGAGGACTTTTCCTTAAGCAAGTGTGAAAAAGTAATAGATTTAGGTTATCTCACGGATCGCATTGAAACCGCTAAATTTGACTTTAACAACTTAATCCCAGTTTTTGGCGTTGCAGGTAGTAAAGGAAGATTTACCCAGTGGTATCTTGTCATTGATACTCACTACTACTATGTAGGTGGTAAAGAATCGGAATCTAAAATACAAAATTATGCTGAGGATCTTAAGTGGGTTTTTGCTAAACATTTATCACAACCGGAAGATCAAGCCATGTCAGATACTCGATCCCTTCAATCGCTAGGAAAATCAGCACTAAAACAACAGGCGATCGATCTTGGCGTCTACACCAAAATTGGTGGCAAGGCTCCAACCAAGGAAATGTTGATTGAGATGATCCACAATCACTTGATCAGTAGCGGTAGTGATACCGCTACTGTCATTGATACCGGCGCAGTGGCAATCACGGTCAACAAGGAATATTTTGTTAACACTGTTAATAATGTTGGCAGTGTTGATTTATTGATTGAAAAGTACAAGGGCACTGATAAATACAAAACCAGTTTCTTTAGCTACTTAGATCGGTTGTTCTTAGAAATTCAATTGGCATTAAATGCATCTTTACTAGAATCCCCGGCGATTAAGCCGGTTCTTATCGGCATTCGGATCAAGAGTGCTGCAATTTATGCCTTATTTGCCGCGATCGCCTCCGAATCCACCACCGCGATCGCCTCCGAATCCACCACCGCGATCGCCTCCGAATCCACCACCGCGATCGCCTCCGAATCCACCACCGCGATCGCCTCCGAACCCACCACCGCGATCGCCTCCGAACCCACCACCGCGATCGCCTCCGAACCCACCACCGCGATCGCCTCCGAACCCACCACCGCGATCGCCTATAAACGGACTACTTTTAATTTTGACATTAATGTCATCAAAGATGACATCAAAAAATTAAACAACGTTAAATCCCAGTGGCTTTTAAATAGCTATGGGATGCTTTGGGCCGTCGAACATCAATGCCTAGCGATAAGCATCATAAATGATGCGATCGTGAATTTCCGCCAGGGATTAACTGACACTGAACTTATGGAGTTGATCGGAGAGTAAAAGTAGTGGTACTTACTCATAAACATTGTGAGTAAGTACCATGATTAATCCCTAATTTTGGAGTAAGCAAAATGACGGCAGCAAAAATATTATCTAGTCAATCTCTTTTTAAAGAGATTGAAGCTTTAATTACCATCGGGTACGAGTCCCTAGTAATTCAAACCACAAAATTAAAATACAACGACAATTCTTTAGTTGTTGTGTTACCGGGTAAGTTGTTGATCGCGCTATGGAAAGAGTTGGATTTATGTTACTACAATTTGTCCCAAGATGAATTGTGGGATCTAGCTAAGTATTACAAGGAAAATGATTGTCCCCTACCAGAAAAACTGGTAGTTGGATACAACAAGATTTTAGGCACTTACTTAGAGTTAATGAACTATCTGCTGCAATCTTCTGAAGTGATTAACATACAGCCACCGAGGGAAATTGGGCTAGATGGATTGATTGGTAATAAACAAAAATATGAGTCACAGAAAGTGATTAGTCTATATGACAAGATTGATAAGACCATCTTGTCAGCAGACATTAAGGCTGAAATAATCAGCCAGATAGAGGGACAGACTGGACTAAAATTGTCCGGTAAAAATGAACGTCAGCTAAAGATGATCGCTGACAATAACGATGACTTAAAGGAAATCATCATTACCTTTAAAGCGGAATCTAGTAAAGCCACTTACAAACTAAAAACAATCAAAAATGCCATCTATCTGATGATGGCATTGCGTTGCCACAATTAAATTACTACCACTAAATCACCACCATGCTAATTAACACTGCTAATTTTTTCAAAATTCTAGAGGCGGAAAATTTCGCTTCTCATGGCAAATACATTCAGATCGATACAAACATCGATCAACATAACCCTAATTTAGTTGTTACTTATGGAAACATAAGCTATATCGCTAATATCGATATAGTGACACCTGCTGATAGAAATTTTTCAATTTTCATTGAAGCTGAAAAATTTAAGCGAATATCAACAGAATACAGCGAATCTAGTTGTATTGAGCTATCAATTTTTGCCAAAAACCTGGCAAAAATACAAGATATCTTAGTTAGATTTATTCCCACCACCACCAAAGTAAAATCTACTGACAATAATTGTTCTAATTACTGTACAAATTTAGAGGAATTTTTAAACGGCATAAAATTAATAGAGCCATTTCGTGCCAATAATGAATCCGACAAAGCAGCTAAGTTAAAAAATCTCTACATAATCAATAGCTGTATTGCCAGTTGCGATGGTCACAGGGTTGCTAAATATAAATTACCAAATTCCTTAATGGATGGTTGTGTTGCGAGTTTTAACCCGCTGATAATTGAATTTATCAAATCTGTTAAAGATGATAAATCACTACGGATTGAAGCCACGGCAGATCACTCTATTCAACTACTGAGTGTTGGCAATTGGATTGTAAAAACAGAGAGATCAGATGCCGAAATTAAAAATATCGAATCGGTCATTAACGTCATTAAATCTTTAATGATCGACCCTGAGATAAACTACCTAAATATCAAAGAATTTTTGGTTGATAAAGTTTTATTAACCAAAGTATTATCTCAAGCGAACAGTCAATCATGTAAACACAATCCTGTTGATATCACCTTAAGCAGTGATACCCTGTCCATAAAAATTATTGACGGGGATATGGATCTAAATCAGCAATTGTCAATAACTAACCTTGCGGTCATTAAATCTGAGATTAATGTTTCTGTAAATCCCAGGTATCTATTAGAAGCCATTAGAAAAGCGGGTTCCATAAAAGTTGATCATTCTATCAATAAAGGAATGATAAAGATGGAAATAGAACCCCATGAAATTCTTTCCAAAGAAAATAAATCCGTAACCACTATTAATGTCGCTTCCGCCGATCGTAAAATGGTAGTCAAAACTGTTGATTGTAGAAAAAAAGAATGACAAAAGAATTAAGAAAAATCCAGTTTTTTAAAGAACTGGAAAAAATCATAGACGAGTTAGAGTTAGGGGCATTGCACCCATTCGAGAAAAAGGGACTAGGCAAATATCCATACTCCTATCTAGGGGTAAAAGAAAAAATCTACACTTACCCCAACGGACATATAACTCTCGTGGGATGCTGCGATTATTGCGGTAACGGATTGAAGTTTGAGTTCAGCCTACAATCTAGCGACGGATTAGTATTTAAGGTTGGATCTGACTGTATTAAAAAGGCTTTTGACCTTTCAGATCCGATCACGGCGAAAGTAAACAGTGCCATAAAAGGACTGGAAAAAACTAAAAAGCAGTCAAGGCTAGAAAATTTGATTGCTTTAATAGAGACAAAAAAGGATGATCTCCTTTTAAGGGATCACCCCAACGAATACATGAAGATCAAGGGATTCTCATACTTTGATTACTGCCTATATGTGAACTCGCACGGATCCGAAAAAACCAGACTAAAGCTTTTTAAAGAATTGCAGAAGCTTTGACCAACACGCGATCACCACCACCATATCAAACTGGCGATCACCTCTATCCACCACCAAATAAATGGAGTCAAACAATGAAGGGTATCGAAAATACAGCTTTTTTCAGGGAAATCAATGATTTAATCTCATCAATCCACCTTCTCGCGCTAGAGGAAACAACACATAAGATGTCTCTACCTTACGGTATGAAAATTCGCACTAAGACTGGTTCGGAATGGCACTCAACCAGCACGAGATCCGCGATGGTATTCGTAGACAATGAGCCTATTTATAAAAAATTAAAGCCTTTAAAGCAAGAATGGGAGCTAGTGGGGAACAAAGGAAACCACGGGAAATGGTGTATCGCGGAATATATTTTACCTATTGGAGCACAAATAAAATTTGTTGCTAAAGCAAAAGGGAAAAAACCCATCGAGGTTGAGTTTGTCGTAGACAACAATTCTACCGATATTGATATTGATGGTTATGTCTGCGGCAATCGATTCTGTGGCTGGATTATTTCAATTTAATCACATTTAAAAAACAGCGATCGCCACCACCATATCAAACTGGCGATCTCCTCTATCCACCACCAAATAAATGGAGTCAATCAATGTTAGAAGAACTATTTACAGATATCGAATCTCTGATCAACGAAATGGCAGAGATGGCAGCAATGACACAGAATGATGATCAAATCATCGAATATGATGATTTAGATATAGATACATTGGCCGATAACAAAACGTTAAACTTTATAGCTGACTCACCATTAGCCAGCACGGGGATATTATTGGCCTTATGGAAATCGTTAAGGATTAATAAATTTTGTTCCTCTGATTTTCCTTTGGAGCCTGATAATCTTGAACCGCTAGGCAGATCGATAATAATTGATCACGCTAATGGACTGGTGGTTAAAAATTATGCTCAATTATCTCGTTACTTAAGCGAAAATAAAGAGAAATTCGCCAACGTCGAGCCGCCGCGAGGAGTCGGGCTGGATCACTTGTTGCCGCCACAGGAAAAAAGAGAAAAGTCAAAATCTGCTAACAAAATTAAGAAAATTTTAAAAACTGTTTTTAAACTCTGCGAGTTTAAGATTAGAAAGTACAAATCAATGTACACAGAAGAAAGCATAACAATTTCCTGGGTTGATGGTCCAAGAAAGGCTGATGTTATAAGTGTGCTGGAGTCAGTAGATTTTGAGTATCGCTTTAACTACGAGCACAAATGGAGCGATGAGGCGATCACTTTTGCTAAATCTGTCTACGAATCCAACCCAGTGATAGGAACGGCAGATTATTTATTGAGCGATATCTATATCTGTATCCTAGAGCGTTTTAACAAGTTTGGTTTTTATTATGGGGAGTGCAACCTAGAAGATGCCCCTAGCGCTGACGCCATAATAAAAGCAGAAGTTACCGATACCGATACCGATACCGATACCGATACCGATACCACCACCACGGTAGACACTGGTATTGACGACGAGAAAAAAGATCAGTGCTATAAATCATTTATCTTTGCTCACCAATTCTATCCCACCCCGAAGAAGATCGCCGATAAAATGGCGGCGGAACTAAAGCGCGATCGCGACATCAAATTAGTTTTCCCTGTGCTTGACCCTAGCGCAGGAAAAGGGAATCTGTTGGATGCAATCGCTGTTTATATTGACAAATACGACAGCGATCGTAAAAATCGGCTTCGGGGGATCGAAATCGATCCAGATTTGGCCGCAACGCTGAAAGGCAAGGAGTACCTATTGGTAGGCAGTGATTTTCTGGCTTTCAATGAGCGGGAGTGTTGTCCCTCAATCATTATGAATCCGCCATTTTCCAGCGGTCTGGCTCACATTTTCCACGCTTGGGAAATACTCAAGCCAGGGGGACGGATCGTGGCTTTATTGCCAGAAACTCCACGCTTTACAAAGAATGTAAGGCTGGCGGAATTAATCCGCCTCCACGGTAAAAGCAAAAGCCTCGGATCTTGCTTTGAATTTGCGGGACGATCCACCGATTGCCCGATTCAAATGATTACTCTGGACAAACCAAAGCAGTCCCCCCAAGAATTCAAATTTAAATTTGAGAACGATTCTCATTCTCAACCATTTACTAAAGAGGACTTTGAAAGTGCGATCGCGCAGCCCACCACCGCAGGACTGGGGCGATCTGATATTATCGCTACCTTGGTTCATCAATACGAACTTGCACTCGATGCCCTGCGAGAAAAGTTTGTGGCGCAAGCTAAGTTAGATTTTGCCCTCCAGGGGATCGGCTTGCGGGATTGGGAGAGTACCCAATCAAAAACAGAATCAAGCGAACGCGATCGTCATAATTCCTTTGAGGAAGAAGCGAAATATCTAAAAGCGCGGTTCTGGGATGAAGTTTTTCGGCGTACCGAGTTGCGTGATGCTTGCACCTCCGACTTTATAGAGAAATTTGACGAATTCCAAAAAGAACAGGAATTAATGGCATTTAATGAGGAGAATATCCGCAGTCTCTTATTAATGTTTTGGGAGAACAAAAAACAAATCGACGTTGACTCGGTAATTAAAGTTTTTGATGAATTAACCCGCTACCATGCCAAAAACACGATCGCCTATAAAGGATGGAAAACTAACAAAGCATCAAAGCTTAACTACAAGGTGATCATACCCTATTGTAAGAATTATTCTGGCTATGTTGAGTATGAATCCAAACAAAAATTGACAGACATAGACAAAATTTGCTGCATCGTAACCGGGAAAAAATTCTCGGAAATTACGCGGATCGTAGATGTAATTAAGGGCTTCGGTACAGAGGAGCAATTTGAATCTACCTTCTTTAAAATCCGAGCATTCGGAGTCGGGACAGTCCACCTGGTTTTCAAGGATCGTACTGTCTGCGATCTAATCAATCAAGTTGTAGCGGTTGAAAGAAAGTGGATCGGTAGCGATTACTAATCACCGCCACCAAAGAAAATAAATCCTCTCCCTGACAAGAGAGGATTTATTTATAGCTATCTTGTTCGCTTGTAGCTATAAGTAATCAAATCAGATGGGGCAATGATGCTACTACTTTGCCCCGACTCGTGGATCAAGTCATTCAAGGCGTCGCACAATTGGTTTAATTTTTGCCCTGACAAATAGGGCATCTCTTTCGCTATTCGGAATTTCGATACTGTGTTGGTGGATATTTCTAACTTTTTAGCTAGATGGATCCCTTTGATCCCGTATCTCGCCATAATCTCACTTAGTCGCCATTGGTGCATCTATCGAACCTCAACACTGTACCACCACAGCATAACATAGATCATACAAGACCTTCGGAGATAAATTACAGCCTTTCTTGGATTTTTACAAGAAAGCGCTTGACAAATCCAAAAGAGTGCGATATATTTAGGACATGGCAAAAAAAGCCACCGAAACCACTACCCGGCGTAACACCGGATGAACAAATAAGATGTAGCGATTTCGGTAGCCCCTGACGGGGGCGCGGCTTACAAAGTCAATAGAACATGAGCAAAAAGAAAGCCACCGAAACCACTACCCGGCGTAACACCGGATGAACAAATAAGATGTAGCAATTTCGGTAGCCCCTGACGGGGGCACGGCTTGCAAAGTCAAGAAACAACAGCCATGAAAGAAACAAACGGAGAAAATATTATGAATAGTCAAAGCATTGCTGCCACTGCTATCGATCGTTTTCGCTCTTGCTCTTCGCAAGAGCAGATTGAGATTAATGAGTCTACTGTATATGCGACTTATGAATCAGGGCGATATAATGCCTTTTACGCTTCCGAAGCCGAGGCAATTGCTCATTGTTCAGAAAACGGGTGTGAGTTTAACGGGCAATGGTATCAAGATCGCTACACAGCGTTTAATTCTGGTGAATTATTTGTCAACAGCACAGGTAACGTTTATGTGTCAAAGGACAAGTCTCCCTATCTCGATCCAATAGCAGACAAATCTGTGGTTCCTGTTGTATGGAAAAAGGGGGACAATCTCAGCTAAATTAACAGCGATCGCGCATACTGGATGCCTTGCCGGGGTCGGAACCGGGCGATCGTATTCCCGAATAGGGAAATGTAGACCAATTAGATAGAGAGAATTATGAAGACTTATGTGCGATTCGTTTGGTGCAAAAGTAGAGGACATACACCCGAAACGTGGCACCAGTAAGGGATACGGGAGTCATATTGCACTAACAGAGTCAAATCTGGAATCGTAGACACGCACCCTTATAAATGTGGTTTTGTTACCCAATGGTGGGTAATTACCTGGATTTCCTGACATTTCGTAATAAAAATTTACTATGTCAGAGGTAATCGGCAACACCCCCACCCGGAGACTCACTATCAATGGTGTGAAGCGGGGTGTAAAGGTGGTAACTCATAACCATAATGAGAATCCCATCAAGCCAACTAGCAATGGTCAGCCGTGAGGCGAATGCCCGACTTGAACCCTCTTAATCATTAAGTAGCGAAATTTGGTTGATACGCTGCGTTCAAAATGAACACGGGAATAGGTTGAGAGTTGGAAGTCTCATCAACAAAAGGCAGGGAAGTCATACCATACCTGCTAAGAAATCCCAAAATTCCCAGGGGGATAGGGCAGCATCCTAAAGCTAGATACAACCCAAGACCACGGAACGAAGTAAAGCCCATGTTGGCTCTTAAGAGAGGTCGATACTCTTAAGTAGTGAAATAAAGTGTAAGCGCAAGCCACATGGGGGAGAGATGCAGTACAGAAGCCAATGACCAGCATAACAACTGGTATATGCTGACAGACTGCGCCTAGGTTGAAATGTAAAGTCACAAGTAGCAATATATATGTCTAAAGCACAACAACAGTTGATGATGGAATGGAATGAAATTCCCTGGAAGAAAATTCAGCGGAAAATCTTCAAGTTGCAAAAGCGAATTTACAGAGCGGCTAGTAGGGGCAATCATGTCTTAGCAAAAGGGCTTCAACGGATACTGTTGAAATCGTATTACGCGAAGTTACTCGCTGTCAGGCAGGTGACACAACTCAATCGAGGCAAGAAAACTGCCGGGATAGATGGGATTAAATCCCTAACACCCCAAGAAAGAATGGAGTTGACAAACAACCTGACATTAACCAAAAAGGCCAAAGCAGTCAGACGGGTATGGATTCCCAAACCCGAAAGAGACGAAAAACGACCTTTAGGGATCCCGACAGTAGAGGACAGAGCGCGTCAGGCATTGGTCGAAATGGCACTAGAACCATATTGGGAAGCCAAATTTGAGGATACCAGCTATGGATTCAGGCCAGGAAGGTCAACACACGACGCCGTATCCAGAATCTTTCTGACAATAAAGCAGAAACCAAATTATGTTCTGGATGCGGATATATCCAAATGCTTTGACAGAATAAACCACGCCTACTTACTGAAAAAGCTCCAATGCTCAAACCCAGTGAGAAAGCAAGTGAAAGCTTGGCTGAAAGCTGGGATTATGGACAATGGAGCCTTTGAAAAGCCTGTAGCGGGAACACCCCAAGGAGGGGTTATCTCCCCGTTATTGGCAAATATAGCTTTAGATGGAATGATACGAGAGGTTGAAGCAAAATTCCCAAAGATTCAAGGGAAAAACGCCCAAACTCCCATTAGAATCATTCGCTACGCCGACGACTTTGTGGTGCTACACCCAAAGATAGAGGTCATCTATAAAGCTAAAGAAGCAATCGAAGCTTGGCTTAACCCAGTCGGACTAGAACTAAAGCCGGAAAAAACCAGGATATGTCACACTCTGAATCATATAATGGTTCCAGAAAGTGAATTAACTGTACCACCAGGTTTTGATTTTCTAGGATTTAACATCCGACAATACCCTGTTGGTAAACACCACAGTGGAAAAAACACAAATTCCGAATTACTCGGATTTAAAACTATCATAAAGCCAAACAAGAGAGCAATCAAAGCCCACCATGCAGCCATAAAAGCAGTCATCAAAAACGAACGAACTGTCCCTCAATCCGGGTTAATTAAACATCTTAATCCGATCATCAGAGGGTGGGCGAACTATTACTCTGGGGTAGCGTCCAAAAAGACGTTCTCCTCAGAAGACTACATAATGTGGTCAATGCTCAGAGCATGGGCAGTAAGTAGACGAGGCCGAAAAACCAAAGCCCACGCCATACGAAAATATTTTCGTATGGGAAGATATGGGAGTTGGACATTCGCCACGGCGGATGGTCTAACCCTATGGAAGCACCAGGATATCAAAATTAAACGACATACCCTGATTCAACCTGACAAATCACCATACGACGGAAATTGGGTCTATTGGAGTACCAGGCGAGGAAATGATATTGGAACCCCTACAAGAGTAGCAAAACTGCTTAAGAAGCAAAAGGGTAAATGCCCACATTGCGGACAATACTTCACTAGCAGCGACCTGCTAGAAGTAGACCACATCATCCCACGTTCACAAGGTGGGAAAGATGAATATAAAAATCTGCAATTGCTTCACGCCCACTGTCACGACATCAAGTCAAGATATGACGGAAGCACCCAAGGACATCAGGAAGAAGAACAGCTACTCTGGTAGTCGTACTCATGTAAAGAGTCAATTTAGGTAGGAGCCTAGTGCCGTGAAAGTGGCACGCTGGGTTCTGAATGGGAGGTGGGGAGAGCGATTTCCCCATCGACCCCTAATAACATTAACCCCAGAAAAGTAGTCGTCGCCGATTTCGAGATGTTTGCGGTTACATTAGGCGAGACCGGACGTGGACGCAAGTGTATCCACGTTGCGTGTCCGGAAAATTTCACATTTTTAGAAATAGGAAAAACAAAAACGGGAAAACCCCGTTTAAATAAATCATCCAGCACCACGGGCTGGATTGCCCGGATTTCAACATCCGGGGCGTACATCCGAGGTGCCACTGGAAACGCTGATGTTTCCAGTGAGTTTATAGATTCGATCCACGTGCCGGTTCGTGGGCAGGGTGCCTTCGGCGCTGCCGGACGGACTGGTACATGGGACGATGTAATCGTCTCCACTGAATTGGATGAGTTTTGGCTTCGTGTGAAGCCCACCCGTGGAGACGCCTACATTCTGCTTTTTAAAAAAACAGGCGAAGTTTCCAAGTTAAGCTACCCAGAGGCAGAGTTGTTGGACTTTGACCTCTGCGGATCATCTCCAACCAGTCGAGGTGAATTAATTCGGCTATAGAGAAAAGAAATGACAACGCGATCGCGCATACTGGATGCCGCAGCCGGGGTCGAAACCGGGGACGGGGGAGTTTTTCTACGATCCCCAGTTTTTACCCTGGTTAGAAGAAAAGCTGGGGGGGGACAATCTCCGCTCACACAAAATGGGGGAAACATAAAATGTATTCCTAAATAACAAATAAAGCGATCGCGCATATTGGATGCCGCGCCGGGGTCGGAACCGGGCGATCGCATTCCCGAATAGGGAGATAAAGACAAAATAAGTGGAGCAACAAAGAGAAAAATGAGTATTGAAGCCCGTAAAAAACAAATTTTAGAAAATCTCCAGCGGTATCCAGCGCTAGGGATTGAGTTAAACGAAAAAGACATTAATTACTGTGCTTCTGCAAATATAATTTCTTTAAAAAGTTTGACAGAGCATCAAAAAGCCGCTTGTCGAATCGCATCGGACTTAACAGGGTGGCATCCTTGTTATATTGCAGAAAATATAATTAGCCGCCCTTCGTTATTCCGACAGATAACTGACCTAGCATGGGAAACAAAAGCAAAAGTCTGGCAATCCGAACACGATATGAGTGTTTCTGATTTAGCAATAAAGTATAAAAAAGAATTTCTGAAAGTAGCAGATCGCCTTTACGAACCAATTGAAAAGCGTAAAGAAGATGGAGTAATAATTTCTTGCTATGACATAGGAAATGGTAAAGATCCTTGCCTTGCAATGGAATGGTAAGTATCTCTTAAGTGATCGCGCATAGTGGATGCCTTGCCGGGGTCGGAACCGGGCGATCGCATTCCCGAATAGGGAGATAAAGACAAAATAAGTGGAGATTATGAAAAAAGTAACACTTGGATGCCCAGAAATTTCACCTCAAGGGGGACACAGGCACACTTATATCGAAATTCCTTGTGATGAGGAACAATCACCAGAATCGCAAGTATCCACCCCTGACGCATTATTACTAGAGATAAAATTCAAGGGAAGCATTACCATTCAAGGATATCGTCTAGTAACAGAAGAGCCTGATGGTTCCATTGCCCAAGAATTTCTTTTGGCTCCTGATGCGGCTTATGAATTGTTTTTAATTTTAGCCCAAATAGATAAATCCTAAGCCTAAGCCAAAGATTTAGCGATCGCGCATACTGGATGCCGCAGCCGGGGTCGGAACCGGGCGATCGTATTCCCGAATAGGGACAGCAAATTAAGTTAAGGGGATTAGTGCTGCACTTTCTGCTCTTACGAGTGCAGCCCAATTGAATGGCCTGTTGCGTCATTCATACCAGGTTCAAGCTTGTGGTGTTAGCTATCGAGATTTGGCAGCAGCCTATCAAACACATAAGGATGGTGAAAATGACATTCGCACAATGACACTCCTTTTACAGAGAAAGCTTGAGCAACATATCAAGTTGTTTGCGGTCATTGAAGATCGTGGTGGCATTCAATGGCTGGAAACTTGCGAATATGCTGACGACTCTGCTTTCTGGCAAGGGATTGGTCAAGACTCTCCATATATCAGGTGCTTAATCTCCGCATTCAAACAAGTATATTGCAACCTTTATTTACCTCCTGACTACGAAGGATGATCAAAAAACCAATAATCAAATAAAAAACATACAATCACAGACCAGGGCTATTCCGGGTCTGTTTTTTTGTGAATAAATTTTTCTTATATTTTGACGCCTTATGTCAGCCACCACCACACATCGTCACCAGCCGCCCTACGGATCAAGGTGGACAAAAACCTGTTTGGGTGACAAGACCCTCCCCAATCTCTTAAGAGGATAAGAGTGAGTGAGTAGGTTTAATTTGTTTAATTTCCCTATATATAGCCTTATATAGGGAAATTAAACAAATCCTCTTTCACCTCAAACCTATTGCCTTTGGGGGCTTGACTCACTTAAACCCTTTATCCCTCAAGATGCGGGGCGATCGCTTGTCTTTTTACCTTGGACATCTGAAATGGGGCGAATTTAATCCGCGATCACTTCAACCGTCACTCAAAAACAATATTCCATCCCCCATTACCCTTATTTCTTACTAAAAAAATATTTTTAAACACAGCAAATCTCACTAAATCTTAAAAGACGTAGTGTTGCGTAACTGCCAATTAAGGGTCAAAATTTATTGACCGCTTTTAAAAGCAGTAAAAAAATATAAGGTTTAATTATTTAGTTTTTTCAACTTAAATCCTTGGTCCAGTAACAAGCCGGGTTCAGTAATTCTTGCTAACTAATCCCCCTAAGAGAGCCGCCCTTTTCCTCTGATCTAAACGACACAAGAACAGTTATTCTTGGCTATTTGAACTATTTCATTCAAGAGTCTGTTCCCTTTTAGATTTCTCTGCGTATTTACCACAGGAGCCTATTTACGTGGATAGGCGGTGTTGACCCCCACAACCGAGTATGTTTTGTCTTATTTTCATCAGACGACGCCTCGCACTTACCGGCCATCCCTAGCCACCTGACTAAATCTCTTGCTTTCATATCAGCCCGGTTTCCCGGTCGGGGGAGAATTGCCCCGGCAATTTAATCAGATACCCGTAATCCGCTTGCGGCTTAATAGCCGCCGGTAGAGGTACGAGAGTTCAGCCGGATTCCCCGGACTACTCTCGGATGGGAACAAAGAAATCCTTGTTCCCGAATTAATTCTATCATATCTTTCCTGATTTTGGCAAGCACTTTGTCATTTATTTTGTTATTACCTGTAACAAATGTGTTACCTGTTGTTAAAATAGGATCGTTAAGACCTTGACAACAGACTGAAGTTATGCTATTACTTAGTAAAGTATTTCACCGAGGCTATTTCAGCCTTGATCAACAATGGCAAGAAGAGAACACGCTTTTCGCGCAGAGATAGTAGACAAAAGTGCCTATCTAAATAGCGAGTTTGGGATTGATCTAGCTCAAAAGAAGCTAGGTCTTTCAGAGCAGGAAATTGTAGAGATAGTTGGTCGCTACACTCGCGGCCAAAGAAAAGGCCAGATCCGGGGGAGAGTAACCTGGCTTAAGGTTGAAGCTGGTGGGTGGATCACTGGCCTAGGGGTGGTAAAGCCTTGTAGCTTTGGCTATGCGTTGACCAACTGGGAAGGAGAAATACTTTTTCCAGAAGAGTATGTCGCTATTCAAAAATTTTATTGTGGTGACAAAGGAGGAACAAAGGAAGTAGAAAAAGCAATCTTCCGTGAATGGAGGCTCCAACAACAAAAAAAACGCTGGGACGAATTTTGCGAAGATCACGGGGTTCCTGTCCCCACGAACTACGAAGTGTATGCAAGATTTCTCCTCTATCACGATCCCAGCGAAGAACTCTTGCAGGAATTAACAAAACAAGATAATGAGTTCACTGAAAAAAATCTAAAGAGCAGGAAAGAAAGCCTTTGCGAAGACTACTTTGATGTCGTAAAAAAAATTCTCTTTTATTACCGCGACATTACGACAGAACAGCCTTTTGTATTGCCAGAAGAAGTTCTACAGCAGTTTAAGGAAAGCGACTCTGTTCTTTGTGAAATTGACAAGGATCCGCTGCCGAGGCTAAAACCGTTTATCGATCAATGTCGAGACAGATTGATTGAGTTCATTTTAGATAAAGAACTCGGAATAGATCCTGGCCTATTCAATGCCGAAAACTCTAAGCGATATAATGAGCTACAACAGAAAAAACAGAAAAACGGACAAACAACTTCTTCGATTATTTGTCGGACTTAGTTGATTCTTTAGAAATTAACTAAAATACCGAATCGGCGACTTCTAAGTGTCGCCGATTTCTATCTATTAACAAGTATATGCAAGTATTAAAAGTTTCTGCGATTCTACCCAGTCAAAATCATTATCAGCAAATTGCTCCGAGGCACACGGGTCGCTTTCAGTGGGCGGATAAAGCCACTGATGCCGTTCGGATTGTATCCCCCGTGTCGGATCCTTGGGTAAGTTATCAAAAAATTTTATTAAGAATTACCCAGGGAAAAACTCGCGGAGGGCTTTATTACCCCAAGCGGCTTGACCTGGTTGTACTTCCGTCGGATGCCCAGGATGTTGTTTCCGCAAAGATCATCCGGGAGAGATGGAAGGGTTTGTTTGCATATAGCGAAGAACCCACCCTGCGGTTCTTCGCTTTTCCGGTGGAAGACATCAGCCAGAAGTGGCTGATGATGTCGATTCTGCCTGATTAGGTTGATTGTGTTTTTACCTGCGCCATACCGATTACAATACTAAAAACTTAACAAGGCAAAGAGGCATGAAACGAGAGGATGACGACGATAATCGAAACCCGTTGCAACCTGACTTTACCATTAACGAGTTAGCATCGGCGGTTTTTCTTTTGATAGTGCTGGGAACCGGCTGTTTCTGGGTGTACGAAAATTTTTTTGCCCCCGATCCTGCTGCCGAAGAATTCAGGCAAAAGGTAGAGGATCTGCAAAAAACACTAGGGGAGTAGCTAGGGGGGAATAGCGTGAAACTGTGCTATTTTTTGGGTGTAAGCCCAACATATCTTAAAATATGGCAGATTCTAATAATTGTAATCCCGGTAAACCGGGCAATCCCGAAATCCGTAGGCATTCTTTTAAGCTTAAAAAGGGGTTCAATTACCCACGGAACAAAGTTATCGGTCTTCAAGTAGAGGAAGCTATTTATCGCCTGATTCGCCAAGCCAACAAAGACCTACTCCGAAAAGCTATAATCGAATCTCTTATCTCTCAAGGATTTGAAGTTCCGGAAGATATAGCTCAACCCTACCGAGACATGGAGTCTCAACCAATCCTAGAATAGCAAAAAAAGCAGCCATAATAGCGTAGCCTCTATTGACAATAGCATATTAGTGCGCTATTATGGCTCCATATTCAACACATTAGGTTAATGCCATGTACATTTTAGCACAAAATAATGGTCGTTACCATATATCGGGGCAAAATGTCCTGCAAAATACAAATATCTTAATAATTAACGATATTGCTAAAAACGATAGCGTTGAGGTGATCAAATTTGGGCTAACCAAAAAAGGTCAGCCGTGGATCGTCTACCGATCCGAAGGTAAGATCCGCAGCCAATTTTTGAAAAAATCTGATTATATTTTGTGCTGTCAGTTGATTCCCACAGAGGAACACAAGGTGTGGATACACTGGAAAGTGTTCGCCACAAAAAATGCAGACCAAATGAAAAAAAATAACAAGAATTACGCAACCAATATTTATATTTCCCAAGAGGATAAGGTTAGTATAAGTTGCAATTGTAAAAGTCATTACTTTGCCCCTATAGACAAAAAGCAGTGTCGGCACACTGACATGGTTGCCGCCTTCAGTAACAATTTGGTAAATAAAATTCTTAAAACTCAAGCGGGAGAAGAGATCAAGCCCGATCCCGTGTTGGTAGCAAAAGAAATTTGGGAGTCAAGCTTGGCTCCGATCAAAGTAAGCGTCGGTCAAGCGGAGTACATCGCCAAACGAATTTCAGCATTACAGCACGATGACTTGAAAAACTTTGACCTAGGGGGACTGCAAATCATTGAAACACCCGCTGGAGTGTTTTTGGGTAAAAAGATTGTTCAGCCGCCAGTTCGCCGTCAGACTACCTCTAGCCAGGTGGCACCCCGTCAACCAGTTTCCGTCCCCGCTTCTACACCAATTCCTGAAAAAATAGCGGCAGCGCATCGCAGTATTCGTGCCGCCATCAAGCAAAAAATCGCAACCACAGCCACAACTACAGCAGGTGGACTGGAGACGTGATTTACGCTTGCAATTTCCCCTCAGAGATCGCGTCCTCATTGCTGCCGTGTAAACCAAAACGAGTACCTTGCAATTTCCCCTCAGAGATCGCGCTCTCATTGCTACCACCGGGACCAAGAGTTGCCCGCTCTTGCAATTTCCCCTCAGAGATCGCGTCCTCATTGCTGCACACAGTAATCCAGGCACAATGGAGAGCTACGACTACTTGCAATTTCCCCTCAGAGATCGCGCCCTCATTGCTGCGGCAATTTTCCGGGATGCTGCCATCGGTCAAAGAGACTTGCAATTTCCCCTCAGAGATCGCGACCTCATTGCTGCGCCCACCCTAGCTCAGGGTCTTGCAATTTCCCCTCAGAGATCGCGACCTCATTGCTGCCCATCCCCCCACAAGTCAAGCCCCAACTGGATTTGATCGTTGGTTTGCGCGGATCGCTTCTTTCGGGTCGCTTTCTTGATAGAATTATTGCAAGATATAGTCGAGGATGCTTGCCCGGTAAGGGGCGCGGATTCGGTGAGATATTGCGATTTTTCCGAAGTGGAAATTGAAGGGGAAATATTTCCCCTTGGTGCCGATTGCTCGGCTTCCTGCTTCGTTGCCGGGGACGGATCCCCATGCTCCACAGGCTTATCATCCCCGGCCCAAGCCGGGTAGCTTCCGAAGAAGTCTGCGCGATCGCGGATATTTTTTGCAGCGTTGGTATCCGCGTGGTCGATGTGCCCACATTTAAGGCACAAAAACTTGGTTCCTTTGCGGTTATCTTTTTCTTGGTGTCCGCAATTATTACAGGTCTGGCTAGTTCCAGCCGCCCTGACCTTTTTAAAAATTCTGCCTGCCACTTCAGATTTTGACTTAAGAAAGCCAATGAATCGTCCCGGCGTATTGTTGATAATAAATTTTTTCGTCAGTCCTGATTTTTGCTTACGGCGATTTTTGGCATATTCGCCGTCGTTCCCCACCTTAGTTTTTGCTTTGCGGGACATATTATTAAGTTTCAAGTCTTCAACGGCGATCGCGCTGTACTTTCGCACAATTTGGGTAGAGTGGTAATGATCCAAAGTGCGGCGACGATTGGCGATGCGCTCGTGCAGCTTACCAATAATTTTTTTAGTCTTCTGCCAATTTTGTGACTTCAATTTTTGCCGAGACATTTTTTTCTGGAGTCGCAGCAATCGTTTTTGCAGTCGGGTCACATCTTTAGGTGGCACCAAATCGCCATTGCTGGTAGCGTAAAAGCAACCGGCGTTAACGTCAATCCCAACTACCTGTTCTTGGCCGGGTTCGTGACGCTTAATTTTACGGGGTGGCTCAAAGAAGTCTCCTGTCAACTGCAAATAGTAGCTAGAAGCCTTTCGGACAATCTTTAAATTTTTGACATAGCGATTGCCCCAGCGCTTATTCAGCCCTTTGGCTTTGTAAGTTTCACCGGAGAAATAAATTTTATCACCAGGCAAAACCTTGGCATTTGACCCTACCAAGACGCCATCTTTGGTGATAGCGGTATTCGTGTCAATCAAGGAGTCAATCGGATTTTTTCGACTTTTGTATTTAGGTCTGCCTTTTTCTCCGAATCGAGCCTTCCATGCTGCCAGCAAATTTTTGCCAACCAAATTATTGATAAACTTTGATGGAATTGATTGTGAGTTGGACTTGGTAAAAAATGCTTTAATTGCATCCGGTACATATTCATCCTGAACAATTCGCTTCTGAGCAACGCTTTTGGTAATATCGTACTCAGAGGCGATCGGGCATGATTGGGTAAAAACCACATTTCTCCCGTCGCGCACCCAGCACCCCACGGAACATAGCCTAAATACTACGCCTTTCCGAGCCTGAGTTTCAATGACAAATTGACCCGGATAAAGTTTTTCTAATCCACTCCAAACCTTGTAATTCCCAAAATCTTCACAATGGGCAGTCCCAGATTTGATTTCCGGGTAATCATTCAGACTGACATTTACATAAATCGTGCGATCGCTGTACAAGGCATACTGCTTACCTCCCAATCGACTCACTCCCAGATTAGAGAAAGCCAAATCGAAGCCAGGAACTTCTGGTAATACTTCGTACTTTGGTGCTTTCTCGTGGTCTGGTTGCGACAGATATGCCCCCGGAAACCCCGGAGTAGGGTAATAACTTAGTGCCTTAAATTTGGACTGATATTCCAACCAGTCCAGCAGCTTTAAGGATCGGTTCCAAACATAGTTACAAACACCCATCCAGTCGTCAATTAATTGCTTTTGACGACTGGATAAAGATAGTTTGAACTCTACGATTTTTACCGACACCTTAATCTCCTGTTTCTATACATATTCAAGAAATATATAGAAAATCCATTTTTCTATATATTTCGTCAGACAATCTCCCCGCCGATCTTGATCCCTTTTTGGGCATTTAGCGGTTGTTGTTGACCCCAAAAGTATCACAAGCAAAAGAGCGACCAAATTGCGCCTTGTGTTCACGCAATAATTTTAGTCGCTCCAAAAAAAATATTCAAGCTTTTTTGGACAAATGTCTAAACGGGTTTTAGGATCTTGCCGTTATTCGGGTCAATCAATTCCCCATTTTTGTATTTCAGAAAAAGCTTACGAGTGATTTGGCAGTCATTAAGGCAATAGTCGATTACTTCCCGGTACTTTCCATCTTGCCAAAGTTGAGGGGCAAGTGCTCCATTCCCGGTCTTTGCGTACCCGTTTGCGCGGGCGATCGCATCCAGTGAATAAGAATATCCTTCTGGTTGGTCTTGCCAATTTACTGAGCCATAAGCACTTCGCCGAACCAATCTTAATAAATCATAGTCTGAGCGGACTAGATTAAACGGCTACGGATTCAGGGACATAAGTTTTGCATTCTAAAATCCAGCGGTCGTACGCTAGTAAATCAACCTATTGGTTGATTTAATTACCATGATTAGTTAAGTTGCAATTGTCAACCGTACTACTTGTGTCAATATGGGCTTAGTTTGGAGATTGAAAGTGGTAATGGCAGAAAGGGGGGTCACGAACGCAGACCTAGCAAGAGAAACCGGGTTTTCTCTCCAGCACGTTTGTCGATTGCGGCAGAAACCGCCAAAGCAGCTTTCTGGGGACGCACTGGAGCGTCTCTGTCATGCGCTGAGATGCCACCCTGGAGATTTGCTTGATTGGGAAGGAGAATTTTACGGGCGGCTCTAAGAAGATTCCACAAAAAAACACCCAGCCAAATCTAGCCAGGTGCAAACCAAATAAATGGAGATTTACATTATACCCTCTATGGCGGCTGCGCTGCATCTTCCGGGAATAGTTGGTTGCTATAAATTTTGTAGCAACCACAATTTGATCGACAATTACAGGCGACTGTGGGTGGGGGCAGTACACCGATTCGTTGCCATCCCCTCAAAGAATATTCGTAACATTGATTGCAATTTTCTGTTTTTGTCAAAATTCTTTGTTCCCAGAGAAAACCGTTTTTTTTGTGAGAAGTTTGTTTAGCCCCTTCGTAAGTCCCGCGAGATGATCTCGTAAACATTTTGATTCGGGCGTTTAATTGAGAATCAGAAACAAGTCCTTTTTCGTAGTCGTTACTTAATCTACGCAGATATATCAATTCGGACTTTACCCGATTATTGATCGCTTCAATATCTGAATCTTCTAAATTTTTCTCCCCTCCAATACCCAATAGGTAGCTAATCGCGTGTTGCCGAGTCAAAATTTGACTTGCTTGTTCTTCCCACTCTTTAAGGGATTTTTTTTCAGTGGTCAACTGCTTAGTTAGCGCTAAAAGATTATTGGTGCTTTCGGAGATAAAATTTTCACGAGATTGAGTGACCGTTGCACCGGAAACCATTTTTCCTTTCAAAGAACCAGATCGGTGATGATAGCGCTGTGTTTTTTGATTAAAATAATATTCTTCGCTCATGGCCGATTCTCTGCCGTTAAAAATGCTTTCAGCGAAGGTGGTAGCGTTTCAATAATTGCTAAGACTTTCTCCTTTGTTAATTTACTTTCCTTGATCAATTCCTCGAAAGGAATTAGCGTTGTATTGATGCTAGGGTCTATATTAGGCATATATTTCACTCCGGTATTGGTTTTTTAATTCTTGTAATCCAGTGGGTGTGATTATACTTCTGCGGTTGTAAGTTCCTTGGCCTGTAAATTGATATCTTTCACATTCACCAATAAATATTTTATTACCTGTTTTTTGAGCGACATCAAATTCTTTTTGCTGGTTGCGATAAAGTTTTTTGTCTAAGTCCAGAACATTTTGATCCTCTGTGTTCATTTCATCAAATTCTGGATTCATTTGCCCAAAGGTGTGAGGAACATAAATTCGAGGCCAGACGATTCTATATTGGGCATTCTTAATTCCATGCAGCGCTAATTCTAGGTCACATAAAAATCTAATTCCCCTAGTGATTTCGGCACGGCGCTTATTTAGAAATAAGCCAAAATGCCTTTCTGGGGCATAGCTAATTTCTCTTGCACCGATCGCTGGCAGCCCTAATAACCAAGGTGGAACTTGTGATTGACGGGCAATTTGGTAAAGAACGTGGTCGATTTCTTGCAAAATCCCTGCTAAGTCTGGATTGAAATTAGAAAGTCGTTTAATTTCTGCGTCATTTTGCACAAAAAAATCAGTGATAATGCCGCGCTTGATTCTCTCTTGATATGCCGCACGATAATCCTCGATCGCCGTTTGGCCGTAGTCGCAAGGTAATTTGTGAATCAAAGGATTATGGGCTAAAGTTTTTGTGGCATCCCTAAGTTGTTGTTGCAATTCCAGCAATAGCAACCAGTCTTTTCGTGATTCGTAAAACAGGGAGATACCGTAAAGTTTTTCGGGCTGATGTCGCCAATGGACGCACCGGATCGGATGGAACACTATCCCCGCCGCATCAGCGACACTTGTCCGTTGTTCAAATCCAAGCAAAATGCCATCGTTGCTTTCAATCCGAAACATTTCCCATGTAGGCAAAAACATGAGGCGCTCAATTTGTTTTTTTGACCAATTGATTGAAATTGAGGCAAAGGCATCGCCGAAATAAAGCATTTGGTGGGGGGCGCGTTGCAATGCGTCGCCGCCAATTACCTCGGAAATTAAATTTCTCAGAATTGCGTAAACTTCTGAATCGATTGGCGTCCCGTCTCCCAAGAATTTTGACACAATAAATCCGATGTCGTCCCCATCGCTAGATGAGTCCAGCCGATCTGCGATAATGTCGATCGCGGTTGCGGCCAATGAGCAATTTTCTTTAAAGTGAATCAACTCCCTGGCAACCTGAGCGTCACGCACCGGAAGTTCGCGGATCTCCAGGTCAAAATTCCGATCATAGATTGACTCGTCTCCGGAATAAATTACCCCAGAAATCGGTCGCTGACTCCCTTGTATTGGAGCGGCATTGAAAGGATTAATTTCATCCCACAATTGCTTTAAACCTGAAGCGATCGGTTGATTATACCACTTGTAATTTTTAGGTTGGTTTTGTTGCTGACTCGACGATCTGGATGGATACATATTAGAATTAGAATGATAACGATCCTCATTCTCTTAGTATAGAATATGCCCCGCCCATCTCGCCCACAAGAAGAATTAGACGACGAATGCCGATTAGTAGGTGAATTAATTCGAGTTCAGCAAAAAAGTTATCTGGAAGTTGCCCAAATTCTGGGAACTACCTATAGAAATATTCACACTCTGATCCGCCGCTATGACCAAATAAGTGCTATTCATGCACTTAATAGAAGCGTTGAGGAAACCTATAATAATCAGTTAATAAAGCTTCAAGCGATCGAGAGAGAAGCGTGGTCACTGTATTACATTCAAATGCAAAATAATCAGAGTCAAGCCAGTAAAACTTTAGACCTAATTCGGCGAACGGTTGCCGACGAAAATCGATTATTGGGGCTGACAAAAGATCCGCAAATTGCGATCGTTCAAAACACGGAAGCGATTGCCGAAAGATACTGGCAGAAAGCGGAGGAAATGTATCTTCAATTAAAGTCTGCCCAACCCCTAGACTCAATGGATGAGGGAGCGGAATAAAATGGCGGCATGGGATAAACTGGGGGATGAAACAGCAGTAGAATATATGTGTTTTTGTCAATATCGCGATCTTGGGCTAGATCGTACACTGCTGAAGGCGTGGCAATTATCTGCTCGATCGTTCAACTTTGAATACTGGAATAATCTTTACTGGCGGTTTGGTTGGCAAAAAAGGGCTGAATCCTACGATCAATTTATGATTGAATTTTTCTTTAAGCAGCGATTTAAAGAAAAATTCAATGCGGCAAAAAAAATATCTTTGAAAAAATTTGTACAAGAAGCTTGGCCTATTGTAGAGCCAGGAGTTCCATATCAAGGAAATTGGCATATCGACGTAATTTGCGATCATTTAGAAGCGGTAAGCAAAAGAGAAATTAGAAATTTAATTATTAATATTCCGCCCCGGCACGGCAAAAGTACCTTGGTTTCTGTTATGTGGCCATGCTGGGAGTGGGGGGAAATCAATCCATCTTCAAAATGGCTGTTTAGTTCTTACGCACAAAGCTTATCGAAAAGAGATTCGTTGAAATGTCGCAGATTGATTCAAAGTGATTGGTATCAGACCCGGTATGAAGTAAGAATTTGCTCAGATCAAAATGAAAAATTAACTTTTGAAAATACTAATGCCGGGTGCCGGGTTGCGACCTCTGTTGGTGGTGCTGCAACAGGAAAGGGTGGGGACTATATCGTGGTAGATGACCCAATCAAAGCGGGGGATGCCGAATCTGACACAATGCGAAATGCCGTGATTGATTGGTGGAGCCAAGAAATGTCAACGCGAGGCAATGACCCAAGCACAGTGGCAAAAGTAATTATCATGCAGCGATTGCACGAAAATGACTTGGCCGGATATTTGCTGGAAAATGAAAAATTTGAGCACCTTTGCTTGGCGACCGAATATGACCCAGCACGACATTGTTCTACTTCTATTTGGTCGGATCATCGCAAGGAGTCAGGTGAATTACTATGGGGCGATCGCTATACCAGGGAAGTAATCGAAAAACTTAAAAAAGAACTTGGCAGCTATGGTTATGCGGCACAACAACAACAAAATCCTGTGCCTGCTGGTGGTGGAATGATCAAAACTTCTTGGTTTAATTTTTATGAGAATTTACCAGAAAGCTTTGAAAAAATCACTCAGTCTTGGGACACAGCTTCTAAAGGAAATGAGTTAACTAATTGCCCTTGGGTCTGCACAACTTGGGGTGAAATTAACGGCGAATATTACTTGATTAATGTTTTCCGTAAATTTCTGGAATACCCGGAAGGGCTTCGGGCAATTCAAATTTTGGCGCAAAAATATAATCCCGATGCGATCTTGATTGAGGACAAGGGCACCGGGACAACAGCTATTCAAGATTTACGCAGAAAAGAAATACTAAAATTCCCGATAATTCCAGTTCGGCCAACAGCGGATAAACTGGTTCGGCTTGCCGCTCAGTCTCCGGTGATCGAGGCTGGCTTAGTACACCTTCCAAAGCTAGAAGAAAATTGGTTGACCGAGTATCTTAACGAGATTACCAAGTTTCCTAAATCTCAATACGCAGACCAAGTGGATAGCACCTCTCAATTTTTAGAATGGGCGAAGCGATCAGGTCGCTCAGTCGCTTTTGATTTTTTGGTTGGCTAATAACCCGGAATGAATCCGTATAGTGCATTGATGAAATCATTGCATTTTTTCCGTGAAGAGACATTATTTTTCCTCCTCAATTAAGTCCGTGACTTTGCAATTTAGCGCTTGGCACAGATCCTCCAGCAACTCCCCGCTAATGCGGGGCATTTTGTCGGAATTTTTCATAGAACCAACTGAGTTAGGGTGCCGGTTGATCTGTTTACCGAGTTCTCTGTTGGTAATCTTGCGGTCTGTCATAACGTGCCGCAACATCCATCGTATTTTCACTTTAGTCTTTTGCCTTTAACGTCATTCTTGAGTATATCACAAGTAAATTTAAAGTAACTTACGTTTACCTGTTGACATTTAAAATTAGGTGAGCTATGATGGTGTTGTCGTTGCAATTCAACTGCTGTATGAGCATTTCACGACTAAAGCCCAAGTATTCAGTATCAGTGGGTATCACTCATGTTAGTGATACCATTGACATAAAATTTGTGTACCATCCCGGTTACGAAGGGATGAGTGTAATTCAAGAATTGGAGTCCATTCCTGGATTTAAAGTGTTTGAACTTACCGGAGAAGTATGGTTTACGGTCATATTTTCTGATGCTTATAACACAAAGAATGTCGCTGAATACATTGCAACACGATTAGAAGAAGTAGGAATGAAAGTGGGAAGACTGAAATCCGATGAAACCAATCCCCGCAGAGTGGACAATTCCCCACGAATTGAAGTAAAAAAGTTTGTCTAATTCCAGTCTGATTTCACAAGAAAAAGTATATTACGAATGTTCAAGGATTTGTGGGTAAAAAAATGAAAATAATTGTCAACATCCCGGAAGATCAAAAATATTGGACTCCAGTCCTAAAGGCACTGTCAATAAATACTTGGGAGGTAAGTGATTCGTTTCTCAGACGAATCCTAGAATTCACCTTAGTCGTCGGCTATTCCGTTGTCACCGATCCCGGTGACAGGCTTGTTTCGCCTGGTACTGGAATCATTGAACAAAAAATCAACTCTCTTGACTTGGACTGCTGTGAATGGACTTATGAATCACCATCCGAAGAATTTGGCGACATTGAGATAGAAATAACCCCATCGACATATTGGTTCGCGCCGCAATTTTTCACAATTGTTGAAAAATATTGCCACAATTTTGACTTGCTGTGCGGAGATGATTTCGGAACACTTATTAGTGTTATTTGTGAGTTGTTAAGGAACAACATCAAAATAAGTATTGTTAGCGCCTCCTTAATGAAACAAATTGTTATCTTGATAAATGAATCTATTAAGGATTAATGCTTATTTAAGCAAAAAAACCGACTACAAAAGAGTAGTCGGTTGATTCTCCGGTTGCTGTCACCTTCTTTCTCGGTAAACAACCTTTATATTGTAACCCAATCAAAAGCACAAAGCCAACACTTTATCGATAATCTCCGCTGCCAGATAAAGTGTTATTTTTTTGCCTGTTTCTTAGCTTTTCAATGTTGGCAATGGCTATATCAGACAACGAAATTCCATGCTCTGAGGCAATAATAGCTAAGTACCACAAAACATCTCCCAGTTCTAACTTTAGCTTTTGAATATCAAGAGGCGCGTTGTCTCGAATTGATTTTTTAATCAATTCACTTACTTCCCCAACTTCGCCTGCCAAACCAAGAGCAGGATAATTAACTCCGTGCGGGTAAAAAGCGGTCTTAATCGCCATTGACTGATAAGTATCAAAGTTCATATTTCTCAAGAAAAACAATAATTTATCCAATCAGACACTTATCAGAATCACATGGCGCAGGCCCATGATAATCAAACTCTTGTGTCCTTAGATGGTATTGTACTCGTTGATCAAAATATTCTTCGGTAGCAGTAATTCGATTCAGGCGATCGCGATATGTATCTTCTGAGATTGGTTCAAATGGCAATCGGGGAAACGCTTGATGATCATCAAAGCGGGAAAGGAGAGCAAAAGATACATACCCCTCGTCTTTTTTAATTGCCTGAAAAATTCTTTTTCCCAATGGCTTAATTTCTGTCTCTCTTAGCTCAATCGTCGCACTGGTATTGTGCGTACTATAATAATTTTGCACACCCATAGCAAAATCAAATTGAGCCAAGGCACTGATTTTGCTGGGACAAAAATTCACCTCATCTGCCAATTCTGCCCAGGCAACTTTAACAGGAATCTCAATCAACCATTCGTTGCAACGAGAATCGTAAGGATCGTCAAGTAGATGACCGTTTTCATCTTTATCGGACTGGGAGGGGATGACGTTGTAGCCATAGTCAATGCAGGCTAAGGCTACCGGATCGTTTTTGCGGAAGGTGATCCTCCTAATATAACGAGTGGCTTTCGGGGGGTGCCAACCGGGAGAAGCTCCAGTCAAAAGAGATTTAGTGCCACTGGGTTGAACGGTGGTGTAACGGTTGGGACGTTTTAACCCGTGGCGATCGCAAAAATCCCAGACGTACTTTTGCGCCCACAGCCGAAATTTATTAAGCCACATTCGCTCTTGATCACGGAAAAAAACCGCCAGATCGTACTGAGGTGCATCGGGGTTGTTGGATATGAAAGAAGAACACCGATCCTTGCTCCACCATCGCAAATAGTCTGCGCCAAACTTAACAACAAAAAAATCGAATAATCCGGTAAAGCTTATGCCCACAATAGGGTCGATTTCCCGACTGTACTGTAGCTGGGGGTGTTGGAATTTTTGGGTCAATTGCCGACAGGCATTAATAGCGCCGACCCGAAAAGCTTCTTCTATTACTGCCTCTGATTCTAATGCCAGTCGGTTCAGATGAATCTCCGACAAATTGCAAAAAAAATTCGATCCTATTATTTCCGCGCAGGGATTCAGCGCATACCGATTTAATCGGTGATTTATTTCCTGATCGCTCATTTCTGGGTGGCGAGATTTTAGCCAATTACGGCATCCTTCGGCTCCGTAAACGTCCAGGTATCTTAAAAAATTATGCTTAAGCTGGTTATCGGCCAGGATATCAGCATTCGCACGGGCGATCGCCTCTGGAGCATATTGAATCGCCCCTTCTCCCGAATAATATTGTTGCTGAACGGCTTCAATACATTCTGCTTCCATGGGTTTGTGATGAAATACTCGTGTGTGATTTGCCATTCTGAGGGCGTCTCTCTCTGGATCAATCGACCAATTACCATTCTCATCCTCACGCCATAAATACAGCTTTGCTTGGCCAAATCCCGAATCCTCGGCGCTTCCCTGCCGAATACCCGCAGATCGACGAACATTGCCGCTCACAACCACAGATGCCGGTTCATCCAAAAGTAAACAAACCTCTACTGATGTCAGCTTTCGCAAAAATGCTTTATTAAGGATTTTTGCAATTTTAACAAATAGCTGAGGCAACATAGATGGGTTGGCAGTGCCACCAAACCCCTTGATCGGAGTTCCTTTAGGCCGCACAAAATTAAAGAAAAATTCAACAGTAATTGGGTGAGACTGCTTTGGTTTTATAGCAATTTCCAGCAATCCCATATACGCATCAATCCAGCCTTTTCGAGAGTCACCAATAATTATTTGATAATGACTCCCAGAAATTGATGAAATGAAAGTATTCTCTTTTTTTATTGCAGACTCCCATTCTTTTCTCCGAGGAATGGGACGGGCGATTTGAACTTCAATCAAATTATTGATTGTGGGCAGTGCCGCGATCGCTTCCCGCTCTACCACAACTCCTACACCGCATCCCAGCATAAGGTGATCAAAGCATAGGCGAAAAACATCTAAGCCTAGAGTTCTTGGGTCTAGGGAATTACAGTTATATAGCCCAGGAACATTTTCTGGTTTTTTGCTATTCTCCGTGCCGCCAAACCACAACCGGCGACCCGAAGGCAGGCTATACAATTTCAACCCGTACTCCAAAGAAAGTTGCCTTTCTTCCTCTGTAAGAATTTCGCTATCCGTCCCCGTCAGAGAACGTGCGATCGCTTCTTCTGGTGTTTCTAATTCCAAGGTTCCATTCAGCTTTCTTGAGTAAGTGCGAAAAAAAACTGGCGCTCCAGTCAATGAGGGAAATTTCATGGCTTTAAGTTAAGGAAAATAAACAATAAACGGGGTATCGACTCTCCAGTACCATCCGTTAACCCCTTTCTCGACACCAACAGAAAAAGGGTGTCTGATCATTTCTTGACTTCCGTTATCGTAAGTCAATCTGAATTGATCAATACCGATCTGTTCAATGTTTTTGATTTTACCATTTTCTGACTTAATTTCGACAAAGTTCAACATCTTTTCCTCCTTTATCTATAATACATAAAAAAGTTTTTCTCCAAAAAAACTTGGTGTAAGAAATTCAGCAAAGTGAGATACTCTCCAGAACAGATAAACGAGGAAAATACAGGATCTTGGGTGTTTTACCGGGTTTCATTTTAAGCCACCCGTCCGTCGAACTTATTAATAACCTCTTCGTCTCTCCATTTTTGAAGAATTCGTTCGCGGTGGATTCCCCACAATATACACAACCTCTCATAGGGAATTTGCCAATTTTCAAAAGTCTTGCCATTGCGATTAAGGTCTTGCTGCAAAGAGCCAACCACTGTTTTAATATCTTTTGGCGTACCATCTCTCTCTTTTAATTCTAGCAATTCAGCCAAAATCCTTAGATTGTTTTGGGTATTTTCCTCGCTCCATCCATCCTCTGGCCAGCAAGCGATAAATTGCTGCAAAGTAAATTCAGAAGGTGGCAAGACTTTTTTGCTTAGGGTTTTGTACCAAGGTGGCAGCGTAGCGGATGACTTGAGGGCCTTACGCAACCCTCGACTATCTCTTTGCCAGTAGCCCCTCATAAGGTCAACGACCCTGTTCTGAAATTGAGATTCAAAAGTGAATATTTTTTTCATCCAGATATCCAGATGCGATCTTTGTGTTATCATGGCGATCAAGACTGTAATAGGTCTAGTCCCCGGCTTGGGTCCCAATTTCCTAGCCGGGGACTCTTTTTTTATTTTAGCCAATCAAACCAAAAGATCAAGGGCATTTAGACATTTGTCTAAATGGGTTTTATGAAGTTTCAATACTTTGAGCAAGCTTAATCCCCGTTACGACCAAAATTTTTTGACATTTGTAGAAAAACCCTTGCGATTCCTTTGGTGCGTGAAATATGGTTGTTTGTGTAAAGCGCAAGAGGAAATAAAAAATTGCACATTGAACTCAAATATTAGCTATGTAGATTTTTGCGATGGCTTTATTCAGGTTCCGACAAAAGAGGCGGTCCCAACAAAAAGCCAGTTAACGAAAATTTATCAAACAGACTTTCGGGCGATTGCTCGAATAATCGATGATTACTTCCCGATTGTTCTATCCTTAAAACAAGTTTCTTTAATCTATGCAGATCAAAGAATAGATACTTGGGACGATGACGGATATTTGGCTTGGTTTTTAACCCTATGTTTAGGAAGATATTTTCGGTTTCCTGGAACCAATAAAATCAATCACAAAAAGTTAAAAACATCAATTTTATTGAGCAAGCCAGCATTTTCCTGGGAAATGTTTAAATGTGACAAAGACAGGAAACTGCCCAGCGAAGAAGACATATTAAAAAATGTCGGAGTTCTCCGATACACCGAATCACAAATCATCAACGAATTTGATTATCTACAGGAGATCAAGGGTAATGAAAAGAAAAGAACTACTGCAAAATCTAGGGCTGCAATCAGATCGAGTTCTAACTCAAATTCTCTCTCAACTTTCTGGGATTGATCCTAATGCCGAGGAAATCCCTAACGATATCGCTCAAGGATTGATTGATGCAAGAAAATCTCATCAGGAACAATCCCAGCAACCTCAGCAATCTCAGCACCAAAAGTCCCATCAAATCGGACAGGCAACGGCAGATCCGTTTGAGGAGCTACAGCAAGTTGCTGCACAAAATAAAGTCTTATCAGATCAGCTTTATGAAAGAAGTCTTCAAGCCGCAGTGCAAGAAGGAGTAAATTTCGGCACACGCCTTGGGCAAATACAAGCAGTGGCAGCACAAATCACTGCCACCGAAGTCTGGGCCAGAACAATGGGGGAGTTCAGCAATCAATCCAAGTCGCGAACGGACAAGTTCTTCAGCACCAAGTTGAGTCAACTGATGCCAATCCAAACACAATCGACCGAACACTTACTTCAAGGTCAGGAGAACTTAGCGACGAAATCGCTGCCACAATCAACACTATTTTAATAGTAAGCAAGCGATACACAGTGAATAAATTGATTCAACTGTCTATTATCTCTGCTTTTGCCGCAATGCTGGGAGTAGTGACTCAAAACATTAATAATAATTCGATTAAATCACTACTCCCAGTAGCATTATCTTTACTGTCTTCAGGAGCGTTTGTCACCAATGAAACTCTTAAAAAAACTGACCTATCCTAACATAGACCGAGCAATTGATTTATGCTTGCTCACATTCATTTCACTGGGATTAAAATCTTTAATTCCTTGGCTATCCTTTTTTGAAATAGCCGCTGTCGTGAATAGCTTTGGCTTTTTCTTTTTAGGTGAGATTCGGGCTAAGTTCCAGACTTATCCTTATGAAGCGGAACAAACCGTAGAAGCAGAAATTGTTTATCCATACTTATTTTAAGAGAGGAAAATATGGCTGCTGTAATAATTACCGAAAACCCTTTATCTTTGGCATTCACCAAAGAAACTGAATGGTGGTGGAAAGCAGGATTCGCGGGATTGGCGGCAATAGGGTTTGCCTCTCAAATGCAGCCGCCGCCATCCTTGCCAATAACGGAAACAGATCCGCAAGAAGCCGCTGTCGAACAAGCCAGGGAAGAAATGGCCGCTAAGTATCGAGAGATCCTGGAATCGCTAAATACAACAAATTTAAGCCCTGTCACAACTGAAGGCGGGGGTCTGGAACAGTTGGCGACCGTAAACGCGGGAATTGAAATCCGAGAAAAGGTGGAGGAACAAATCAAAGATCCTTCTCACCCAAACTATCGTCAAGATGTCCAAACCGCGCTTATGCGATCGCTGCTAACCAACGCTACTCAATTAGCTTTAGCAGCAGAAGTGGACGATATTACTACCAAGAAAGGTGGGGAAAAGGGCATCGTTGTTAGTTATTTTTCCACAGAGGAAAACAAGCAAAAATCTCTTGTACTACCAGAATCTATGCTGCAAATCATTGCTTTGTCATATACAGAAGCGCTGGTATCGCAGGCTCAGATTGGGCAAGTAGTCGAGCAAGAAACGGCTATCGAGACGCAAAAGTTAATCCAGAATATAAATAATTTTGCCGACTCTAATCTAGTTGTACAAGCTGAACTGGGTAAAGAGGAAACAACGGCGCAATTGCACGACTTAAAACAGCAAATAAAACAGGAGGCAATGATGTATGTTAGTCCGGACGGCTCCGTTGTCAACGAAGACAATTAGCTTGTTGCTGCTATCAAGTTCGCTCTCCTTGATTGTGGTAATGTTTGCATTATTAAATAAGGCGAACTCTTTGATGGCTATCCCATCGATCGCTGATAATGTATTAAATCAGCCAACAATAAAATATGTCCTCAATCCAAACAAAAGCTTACTGCAATTCATTGCTGGAGTAACTGGAATTGCTTCAGTAGGCTTGGGATGGGTTGGAGTAGATGGGTTGGTCAAACAAGGATCGGAGAGATCGGCTTCTGCTCGACATAGTATGGCTGCACCGCCCGTGAATCGCCCAATCTCCAGTCAGGAACAGCAACAGAACCCTGAATACATTTCTCCCAGTGCTGATTTTGAAAATATTGGGTATAACTATCCCGATCCAGACAATTTAAATGCGGATCCCTGGGAAGAAAATCGATCATTTGATGATCCACAAAATTGGATTTTTTCAGCAGAAGAAGAATTAGAACACCCGGCATTGGATTACAGAAAATGGTCCGACGAATTAGCTATTTTGCTATACGGTCAGCAAGGTGGCGGAAAAACTTCTAAGCTTCTATGGCTTGCAGAAGAACACCTTAAGAAAGGAAATATTGTATTGATTGTCTCTCCATTCGCCTACTCTGGATGGGTAAATGGGATTGAAATAGCGGGAATCAATCACGATTATTTGTCCATAAACCAAGCTCTTAACAAATTTTGCAATGAGAGTGACGAACGATTAAAGTACAGAAGATTTTACCCCAATGGACAAGCTTATTTTCCGGAAGACTTGCCTACAGTTATTCTGATATGCGACGAAATCACCTCTTGGGGCGACAACCCTGAACTAGAGGTAGTCTCAAGGAGGCTAGTAAAAGTAATTACTCAAAACTTAAGACAAACGAATTGTCGAGTTTATTTCGGCGGACACGGTAACACTGTTGCCTGTTTGTTGGGCAAGGCTTTGGCGGGCAAAAAAGACGTTTTTAATCGTCAATTTACTAGAATTCAAACTAAAGCCAAACAGGACAAAAAGATTGATGGTGGACTAAGATGTGCGGGCGAATGTTTGATTACTTATTCTCACAATGGAGAAGACGTTAATCGCCTTGTAAAAATACCTACGATTCTGCCATCAAATGATTGCGTAAAAATCACATCTTATCAATTACCCGATGGAAGTCAGTCGAAAAAAGCCACTTACGACTTTTCTAGGTACAAATCCATTCCTTTTTCCAAATATCACCAGGAAGAAACTGTGAAAAGACAAGAATTAAATAAGCTTTTGCAGTCGCAAGAACCAATAGCTTGATTAAAGGAGGACACAATGCTGCCCATGTTAATACTTTCGCTTTATGCACCAATACCTTGCCTTACCAACACAGGACAGTCGGGATACTTGTTGTACATGGTGTCAAAAATATCTAGCAATCAAATAACAGAAAGAACAATTGCTTGCGTAGAAGGAAATATTGATGAATTTCAATATTTTGAACTTATCGACATTAAAGAAGCGCAGCCTCAATACAATTGTCCCTCCATTCCACCCGAAGAAAGGTCCATTCATCCTGAATGCAGAAAATAATTAAAGGAGAAAAATAAATGGCTAGACCAACAGAAGAAAGAGACGCTCCATTTTATCCGACATACCCAATGCCTCAACAATCTGCACCTGGAGGAAAGCTTTCGGTGAAGCTAGACAGAGCCGGACAAGAGCATACTCAGGTTTATTTTAACTTTGGAAAGCTTCTAGGAAGATACGGATTAATGATTGGCGGATTATTATTCATACTGAATGGTTGTTCCCTAATGATATTTCGTGATGGTTACGGAATAGGGCTTGATCGGGTCAAGGTGGAAACAATTCAAGAGGTTAAACCGATCAAAGAAATCCCCCGCCCCAGGAGATAGTATCAGGAGATAATAATGATGGAGATCGAATTTAAGTTGAAAGCGGGGGAAGACGCTAAAAAAAATCGTTATACCCAAAACGAACAAATACAGCAATTTTCCCCTGTTTCTGCTGCCAAAAAGAAAAAATTTTCTATTAAGACGCTGATAGTAGTTGGATTGATCGGATTGGTTGGTTATAATGGATATAACTTTCATCGACAAAAAATTAAACCAATTACAGAAAAAATCGAAGCAGTTGAAGATGTGCTTAAAGATATTAGGGAATTTGAGTTTCGAGTTTTTTTTGACATTATTGGCGACAAAACAAAAAAAACGAAACAGAAAAACAAGCAATCTTTAAGCCACTTAAATATCAACGGAGAACAACCGCCAAAAGGTAGTTATGTGGCAGGATACGAAGTAACAAGCCCTAGAGGTTGGCGAATTCATCCAATCACAAAAGCGCAAAAATTTCACAACGGTTCTGACCTTGCAACTCCAATTGGAACTCCAATTTATGCCGTAACCGATGGGAAAAACGAGTGTTTTAATCAGCCCGGTTTGGCTGGAATATACTCAGTTTTCACTTTTGATGGAGGTAAATATAGAGTAAGGCATTTTCACTTGAATAATTGTAATCCTGGCAATTACAAGGTTGGACAAAAAATTGCAGAGACAGGCAATACAGGCGGCTCAACTGGCCCACATCTGCATATCGAGTCACAAATTCTCGTAAATGGGGATTGGGAATCAAGAGATCCTTCAAGGAAGTTAATTCAATTTTCTCTGAAACCATTTTCTGCTACGCCTGGACAACAATCATCTGCAAAATATGACGGCACAAAAGTTGCTCTTAAAGGATTAAGCCCCAATATTGCAGCTTTCCTGGACACGATCGCCTATGCAGAGGGAACTCTGCGACCTGATGGGTACGAAATAACTTACGGGTACGAACAAATTACAAATTTCGACAAACACCCCGACCGGGTAATTTGCCGAAAATACAACGGAAGGGATCTTTGTAGCAGTGCAGCGGGACGCTATCAATTCCTGACGACAACCTGGAACGAGTACGCTCAACCAGATTTCACGTCAGAATCTCAAGATAGAGCGGCGATCGCACTACTAAAAGCCAAGGGCATCTTACCTTTAATCGAAAAAGGAAATATTGCTCTTGCTATTCAAAAATCCGGGTCAACATGGGCAAGTTTTCCTCACAATAATTACGGGCAAAGGCAATTGTCTTTAAAAAAATTGCTTAATGTTTACCAGGAAAGAAAAAAAACATACGAATAAAAGGTGGTTCATGGAAGAAAAAATACTAAAAAAGATTGGATTCAAGGAAACATTCGATCAGCCATCTAACTACAAATATATTCATCCTGACGGTTGGTGGCATAGGATTGAATTTTATGCACAAAATAGCGACATAGCAGCTATTTATGGATCAAAAGTATTTAAGATTGCATTAGACAGCAAAAGCGCCAAAAGAGGGGCCGAGGATAGTATAAGATTGATTGAGGCATTGATATATGAAATTACTTAGTTTGCTAGGTTTACTTTCTTCGATCTTATTCTTTTTGAATGGCGGAGGCTTAAGCTTAGGTTCTCACGGCAATGCTATTACCGTGCCAGATATTATAGAGCTACCCGGTGGCACCTACGGAAACAGATATCCAGCAAAACAAGGTAAAAATTCACTTTAGAATTTTCTCTAAAAAATCTGTCATTTCTTTTTGTGCGTTTTTAAGCCGTGAACCTTCTGGAGCAAAAAACAGTAATCCCTCGACAAACAAAATAGTGAGAAGAGTAACTGTTGCAACAATATTAGTAGGAGATTCAAGGATTTTTATCAAAAAATCCTTGATTTTTTCTATTCTTTTTTCTTGACGCTTATTTCTTGATTTCCAATCTTCTATCACGGCGATTACATCGAGATATATGCCAGACAAATGATCTTTAGTGTCATCTAATTCTTGTCTTAGTTGATCCAAAGAATCTTGAAGATATCTTGCCTGTCTATCCTGAAATTCTTCCACTTTTCTTTGATGATTTAAGCATTCTTCAATGATCTCGATTTTACTTAGCGCCGACTGGGGTAAATAGCTTATTTCTTTTAGTTCGGATAGAGCCTGTTCCTCTCTCGCATAATCATTCGTTGAAGGCGCGGCCAACACATAGAAATGTTTTTTATCTTCTTCGTCTAACTGAATAAGTAAATCGAGCACTTTCTTGTTCCCTGCTGAATAGTACCACCCAATAGTTAATGTTTCTAGTTTACTGTGTCCTAAGATTAAAGATTCAAAAGATTCAATCAGTATATTTTTATCCTGACTTTCGGTGAACTCTAGAATCGATTTGCTTTGAATTAGTTGGTAGTCTTGCCCTAATTCCAAAAAGCAATTATTGGTAATTAGTTCCACAGTGTACGGGTAAAAAGATGACAAAGTTATGAAAACAACGCAAGGACTGCCGGTTAACTGCTTGAAACTTTCATGCATCGAATTGAGTAAATTTTTAACTCTGTCGCTATAAAAACTAAAAACATACAGAAAGTATCGATTATTGTCAGAATTGAGAGGAACAATTGTGGCAAATACCGTAAATTCTCTGTCTGTTTTTGTCCGTAATGTTAAGCCTAAACTTGCAGTATAATCTGTCTTTAAAGTTTCTTTTAATTTATGTTCAACAAAGTCAGAGCCCCTTGTTCTTAAAGAATCAAAAGGCTTGTCCAAAAGTTCTTCTATTGAAAACTTAACAAAATTAAGAAAAGCGGTATTTGCCCAAAGTATATTGTTATGCGAATCGGTTATGATGCAAGCCATCGATGGGTTTTCTTCGAGAAATTTTAATTTATTTATTTGATTAAAAGCGCTATTCAGTATTTTTTCTGTGGCGATAGGATCCATGTTGACACCTGAAACTATTTTCCAATAAATTAAGTTTAGCACAAAAAAACCTGCCTGTTTTGCTTAGGGCAGGATTGAGAGGCTGATTAGTTTTGGATATAGCGCGTAAATTATAGAATTACAGCGATCGCAGTTGGATAGGCATCAACAGGTGAACCACCTTTGCTCCAGTTAGAGGGGTAAAAATAACTGGAGATTTAGCAGAGTTAATATGAATTTGCACTTCTTCTGTTTCTAAGTGCTTTAAAGATTCAATGGCGTATTTAGAGGCAAAGCTTAAACTTAGTTCGCCTCCTGTTACTTGGGCAAAAACGATTTCTTCTCCAATGCCGATATCTTTAGCTTCAGAGGTAACATAAACACACTGATCTGATTCGCTGATACGCAAAAGAACACAAGTTGCAGTTAAAATCGAAATTCGCTCTAATGCGTCAATAATTTTTTTTCGATTAATTGTCACTGTTTTATTGAATTGAGTGGGTATCAACTGCTTATAATCTGGGTATTTGCCCTCAAGAATTCGGCTGATCATTTTTTGTTCTCCAATGCCAAAAGCGATTTGATTTGATTCAAATGCTATGGACAAAGATTCGACTTTACTTGAGCCAATTATCTTTGCCAATTCTTTTAGTGCCCGACCTGGAATTGTAGCCTCAAAAAAATTTGCGTCTTCCATTTCAATTGAATCGACATCTCTAGGTATCTCAATCATTGCGAGTCGATGGCCGTCAGTGGCAGCAAATTCTAATTTTTTGAGAGAAACAATTAAATGCAATCCTGTCAATACCTGCTTTGTTTCATCCGGACTAACAGCGAATAATGCAGCATTTAATCCCTGATTAAAAAATTCAACTGGTAATGTCAAAGAATTTTGATTGTTGACATCAGGTAAGACGGGGTATTCTTCGGCATCCAGACCTTGAATTTGATATTTTCCTGTAGAGCTAGTAATCTCCACTGTATTTGTTCCTGGCAAAGACTCTAAGGTAATATCTTCATCAGATAAGTGAGACACTATGCTAGTCAATAATCTAGCTGGTAAAGTAATGCAGCTTCGATCATCGTCTTCTACTTCAGCAAGAAAAGTCGCAAAAATACCCAGACTCAAGTCATAAGCCATCACTTGAATCGACTGTTTTTCTTTTATTATTTTAATTAAAATATTAGCCAATATCGGGTGACTTGGCCGCGAAGGAATAGCGCGACTGACGGCAGATAGCGCTATATTGAAATCCGATTGTTTACAAGTAAATTTCATAGGTAACTCCAGAGTGGTAGGTGATAGCTGTAATTTTAACAAAGTTTTGCGATCAGTTCTTGTGTGGCGACAAAAAGCAAGATATTTGTTTGCCGTTTTTTATGACTTGCCGCCACTGTAAATCGCTTTTTCTCCATCTAGGATGACTTAAAAAACAATAACCTGAAAATTTAAAAAATGGACGATTATTTGTAAAATCTTCGTAACTAAAGTCACCCACAATGTATAAAATTTCCCGAAAAAACCAGTATCCTGATTTCTCTTTCTTCATATTAAGTATTGAGCTAAAATTGCTTGTATTTTTATGTTGACATCTTCGGCGGGCATTTCCGCATCTATCTTATGAACTATGTCTAAATTGTCAAATATCTTGCCATATCCGCTGCAAACTTTTTGATGAAAGGATAAGCTTTCAGATTCCATCCGATCTAGCTTACTTCTTGACTTTGCTCGCTGAATACCTTTTTCTGGTGATATGTCTAGCCAGAAAATTAAATCAAGAGAAACATCAGCACAAGTAAAATAGTTAAGTTGATCGATCAAGCCTACAGGAATCCTCCGGCCAAATCCTTGATAAGCAAGAGTCGAGTATATGAAGCGATCGCATAAAACAATCTTGCCTTCATTTAAGAGTGGGATGATCTTGGTTTCTATGTGATGTGCGCGATCTGCCATGTAAAGTAATAATTCAGTTTTATTAGAAACCGCCTGATTAAAATCTAATAATATTTGCCTTATTTGCTGACCTAACTCGGTGCCACCTGGTTCGCGTGTACATTCAACTGAATACCCTTGACCTTGTAGCCATGATTGAGTTAGTTTGATTTGAGTGGTTTTACCGCTGCCTTCAATGCCTTCAAAAACAATTAACTTTCCTTTCATTGTGCTGCTAAAGCTATAATTTATTTTCAATAATAAGAAAAAATAAATACACTGTCAATATTGATTATACTTTTGTCTAATTGTTTAAAATCAAAAAACAAGTTTGTTAAACTTTAATGTAAAATATGCAAGTATTGACAATAAATAAATGGAGTAAAAAAATGCAACAATCGATCGCGATCGATTTATTCTCAGGCTGTGGAGCGGGTACTGGAGCAGAAAAGGATCGCACACCGCCCCCGGCCAATTCACTACCGGGAACCGAGATGTATTACAATTCGTGAAGCCGCAAGATTGCACACTTCCCCAGATTGGTTTCATTTCCACCGGACAATCTGGCATGGATTTAGAGAAATCGGTAATGCCATAATCCCTATGCTGTCCAAGTGTTTGGGCGATGAAATTATTAAGTGCCTCGGTTGCGAGACAAAAGCGCTAGATATTCGCCAATTACCCGAAGCTGACTTTCGATGCCTGAAGTGGAACTCAAGCCAAGCTTCTGCCTACTGGGGGATTTCCGAGAAAAAGACCCAAGCAGTTGAACGAGCGATCTCGCTACCAAACTTCACTCAATTATCCTTATCTTTAGAGATTACCCACTAGATATGGGTTATTCTTGAGGCTTACACGCTAGATAAGGAAATAAGCCCGCTAGATAAGGAAATAAGCCCGCTAGATAAAAGCAAAATGACCCGTAGCCGCTTCCTTAAGATCATTTTGCTTTTAAGCACTTTTGTAACGTAAAATCGACATTTTCTGTATCCGCTTCAATTATTTCAGGTTTGCGATAAAGCACTCAAAGTCGGAATGACTTCAGTTTAAGCTACACAAATCTTTATTACGAATCTTAAATTATTCTTTATTCTAGAAATAAAGCAGGGGACATCCGAAAAACTACTGATCTTTGCTCATTCATGGGATTTTCATAATCCCCTGCTTTGATAGGAGCGAGAGGAATGGGGCGGCATAGTCGCCTCATCCCTCTCGGTTTTGCACAAGAAGGATCATACCATGAACATCGATTCCAATTCAAATCATTTTGAGTTATACTTGCAAAAGCGGCAGATACTACCTAGCCATTTACACCTATACATATTTGAGGTGTGGGAGGACAAAAAATTGGGCAAGCCACCGTCTAACCAGACTGTTTTTAACTGGATAGGGGGAAAGGTCGAATGGAGGTTAACTCTTGACCAGTGGCAATCCCTAGGGGAAATCCTAGGGTTATCGGTTTGCGACCTAAAAATTTTGCTCTCTGGGCGATCTGGTTGTAAAAAATATGGAATTAAGGAGATCGAAAAAGTGATGGCAAAGAAGCCAATCAGCGATCCAGACTATGATTTGCGGTATCTGATAAAAAAAGCAGGATTGACTCAGGTAGGGTTTGGGCATCTATTAGGCGTCTCTTACCGAACAGTACAAGATTGGTGTGCTGGGCTTTCCGAACCGCACCTAACAGCAGAGACGAACTACCGGGCGCGTAAACTGCTCAACCTATTGAATGAAGATGGGACTGGTGGTGATATGGAATGGATTGCAGCGATCCAAAATTCTCAAAGAGTTAATAAGCGACAAAAGCCTTGTGGGGAGAAGGATCTGAGTCAGCGGATAAAAAAAATTAAAATTGTCGCCTAAAGGAGTTGACAATGTACGGTAGACCGTGTATCATAAAAACATGAATTAAAAACCCATCCCGGAAAAGTTTGGCGACCGAACCGGGATGGGTGTTCAAAACAACCTGTGGTTAAGCCTGCAAGCGGATTCCAGTCCGTTTCCTTCGCTAAATCTCAGGAATCTGCAAACTTAAAAACAGAGAAGCTAACTAAATTATGTTA